GGACGAGGTGTGGACGAGGTGTGGACGAGGTGTGGACGAGGGTTTAATTATGTCTTTGAATAATACAGGGATCATGGATCGGGGTTCAGGATTCAGGGATCGGGGAATCTGGTAAAACGTTTGACGAGAATCTGGTAAAACGTTTGACGAGAATCTGGTAAAACGTTTGACACGCGGACTGACACGCGGACTGACACGCGGACTGACACGCGGACTGACACGCGGACTAAAACAATAATGCCCGCGCCCCCATGCAGGGACGAGGGCACAAAAAAGTCCCCCTAACCCTTTTCAGGGTTAGGGGGACAGGGTTAGGGTTAGGCTTTGTCTTCTAGCTTCTTGATGTGTCGCTGGCAAAGCGACACAATCGATTTGAGTCCGGCAAGATCCAGTTTCTCATCTCCAACCGCATTAGCGATGTCAGATTCGATCCGGCCAAGGGCGCTAACCTCGCCAGCACCGCTCTTGTCCTTAGGCTTGGGCTTTTCGCCAGCCTTAACAAGCGCCAGCATTTCGCCCGCCTTGTCGGCAGGAAGGTCGCTGGGACCCGTGGCGCTGGTGCGCTCTTTCGCAAGAGCAATCGCCGTCTTCAGTTCCTTGGCAGTGCCAAGAAACTTGAAATTCGGCACGGTAGGCGTCTTCTTAAGCTTCCGCGCCTTAGCGTCCTGCAAGGTCAGTTCCATTGCCTCAGGGGCGAAGGGGACCTTGTAGTCGGAAGCTGCGAGAACTCCGGAGGAGATCTTGCAGAAGAGGCAAACTTTCCGATCGTCTAACCCGTCCGCCCGCATCTTGGAGCGGAGAAGGGCAAGCTCATCGGTAAGCTTGTCAGAAGCCTTTGCAATTTCCTTCAGTCGAGGGGCATAAGGCTTGATCTTTGCCAACTCATCCTCCCCGAAAGGGGAGCTATCTGTGGTGTGATGTATGGTCTTTTCCATATCACTTGGAAAGGTAGCAAAGAGCCAGAATTTCCATAAAACGTTTTACGGGAATCCCGCACCTTGAACCCCGAATCATGAATCAGGGCCCATGGATCAAGACGCTACGGGTGGGGGTGTCGTTTTTCTCGAGCGCCGTATGTGTGTGTGGTCTTGTTTATGAAAAAATTTGACAAACGCCCAATTTCGGGATTGTTTGCGCCATGCCTGATGCTAAAAAACAAGAGTATTACCGCAAAAACCGTGAAAAACGGTTACAGTATCAGCGGGAATATTACAGGAACAACAAGGATGTGTTCGAACGCAAAGAGGAATTACTCAAGGCGCTGGACCCAGAAGAGTGGAAAAAGAGGCGTAAAAAGCGGGCAGACTACAATAAAGAATATTACCGCAAAAACCGTAACAGCATACGCGCTAAACAAAAAGCGAGGTATCAAAAACGCAAAGAAGCGCAGGGCAAATAAAGCGCGTTTGCAAAACCGAACTCAAAAAGTCCTCCCCAAATATATATGGTACTGATGATCTTATCATTAGTACCAAGTATATTTAGGAGGGAGTTTTTCATTTCGATTTCTGGCCATCATCGGTACCAAGAAAAGTGTTGACCCTTTTGGCCCTATGGTTTATCAACCTTTTGCATGAGCCAATCCCCTGTTTTTACACCTATTCCCGGCGCGTCTGATTACGCCCTTTCCGACAACGGGTTCGTCTACAATACCAAGACCAAGAAGCGCATGGCTCGCAGTTGGATTGATTCGGGGTGGCAGACACAGGTCAAGGCTGATGACGGCTCTACCCGCCGCATCCGGCACACCGATCCTGAAGCCCGCACCCGAACCCTGCCCCGTGATTCCTATACCCCGATTCCTGATTATCCAGACTACGTAGTCACACCCTATGGCGCGGTGTGGAAGGTCAGTAATCTTGTGGGCGGTAGCGGGAGGCACCCCTTCATTGTTCAGGAGTCATATAGAGGGAATCAGCCTTACGTAAGATTGCGTAGTGCGGAGGGCAAAAAGCACAACATCCCCCTATCCCGTATCATGGACACCTGTTACCCTAACTCTTGACAGGAATCATGGTAAAGGTATCATCAATTTTCTAATGTCGGACATGTACGAATTAGACGGGCTGGACCTTGAGGGTCTTGATGAAAAGGGCAAGCCCGCCACTACCCGCCTTAAAGATGTAAAGTCGGCGGTTAATATTTTTGCAACCCTGCACAGGGCTGATGAGAAGTCAGCGGTCAACCGCGCTAGAGTAGACGCGATGTTCGATGGGGCCGCGCCCTACAATACGGGCAAGCTCGCCTTGAGTGGTCAGTCGCTTAAAACCAATTTGAACTTTGGCGAGGCCCAGCGGATTCTGGATGTTGCGTTATCTGCTTATGTAGATCTGTACAGTTCGCTGGAGCGGTTTGTCGATGTGAAGGCCACTACTGGTGAGCGCAGTGAAACTGGGCCGAAGGAAGAAATTGTTGCCGAAGAGTTGACCCATCTCTTCAGGAACTGGCCTGAGTTCCACAGCTCTTACCTGCGTCTTTGCACCACGTTTATTAAACACGGTGTGGGTATCGCGTATTTTGATTCCGCTGATGACTGGCGTTTCAAGGTCGGCAGTTTTGCCGATATGCTGATCCCCCGCCAGACGCCCGCTACTGAAGAAAGTATTGATGTCGCAGTAGGCAGGAGGCAGTACCACCTGCATGAGTTGTATGCGTTCATTCGCAATGAGAAGGCGGCGAAAGCGGTTGGTTGGGATGTGGATGAGGTGAAGCGGGTGATGGTTAAGAATGTTAAGCATACTGGGCGCACCGGAAATCGTAGTCTTCTTGGTGAGTACGAGTCCTTGCAGGCAGAGTTCAAGAACAACGATATCCACGCTGGCATCCAGAACCCGACTGTGGATGTCCTGCATTTCTGGGTCAGGGAGATGGACGGCAGTATTAGCCATTACATTTGTGCGGAGGATACCCCGAAGCAGTTCATGTATAAGAAAGCCAGCCGGTATGAAAAACCGGAACAGGCTTATATCATGTTCACATATGGTGTTGGGTCGAACGGCACCTACCATTCCATCAGGGGTCTGGGCCAGCGGATCTTTAACCATGTCCAGACCAGCAATCGTTTGCGTTGCCAGCAGATTGATGGCGCGATGTTGTCGTCTGCCGTGATGATCCAACCAGAGAACCAGCGTTCACTGGATGAGTTACAATTTACTTTCTACGGCGCATACGCCGTTATGTCGCCTAACGTCAAGATCGTAGAGAAGGCGATACCCAATCTGGGAACTGCTGTTCAGCCCGCCCTGCAAGACTTAACGCAACAACTACAGTTAAATACTGATACAATCAGTACATATGGACCCCAGCAGGGTTCACCTTACAGGAACCAGATGCAGGTAGTTTCGGACATGGATGTCGCTACCCGTATCAGTGGTGCAACCCTTAACCTGTTCTATGCAAGTTGGAATCGCCTGATGCGTGAAATGGTCAGGCGTGTTGTCCAGTCCAAGAAACAGGATACAGCGGTAAAGGATTTTTATTCCAGATGTGAGAAACGAGGTGTAGATGCGGAATTCATCAAAAAACTCGATGTCGAAAGGACCAAAGCGGTTCGCTCCATTGGAAGCGGATCACTCGCCAACCGACTTGTATCTCTTCGAGAGTTGCAGGGCATTAGTGGTCAATTCGATGATGTTGGTCGTCGCAATCTTACTAGAGATATTGTTAGCACTCGCGTGGGCCACGACTTGGCTGACAGATATGTTTCAACAGAAGTGGAAAGCCGTCCAGCGGTGGATACGAAGATAGCAGTTCTTGAGAATAGCCAATTGCAGCAGGGCCAGCCTGTACCAGTTGTATCCAACGAATTACACGGTCAACATTTGCAGGTACACGCCCCACTCTTGCAGCAGTTGATCGAGGGCATCAATGCTGGGCAGGTAGATCCGCAGCAGGCGCTGCCAGCGTTGCAGGCTCTTTACCAGCATATCAGCGAGACTGTCCAGTTTGCTGCTGGTGATCCAGCTTTGGAAGGGTTGGTATCCCAGACCAATCAGATATTGCAGTTCGCTGAAGAGGCCATCAATAATACGATGAAGGCCCTTGAGAAGATCCAGCGAGATCAGGCCCAAGCCGCCCAAGAATCTGGAGAACAACCAACTGGTCCTTCTGAAGTTGACATGAAGATGCAAAAGGCTCAGGTTGAAATGCAGATCGCCCAACAGAAAGCGGAACTCGATATGGCGATCAAGCAGCGTAAGTTTGAGCAGGAACAAGCCATGCGCGATGCGAAGGCTGCTCTTGAGTTCCGAGAAGAACAAACATAAGGCCAGAGAAAAGATATGGCCGAAAAACCGACACCCGCTAATATAGCAACAGTCCTACGCCGTTTAAGGGGAGGAGAGAAAGCCGTGCTAGATAAAAAAGCGGCTTTAGCTGACTTAGGCTACGGCAGTACAAAAAATGTCGAAGCGGAATTAAAGAAGGCTAACAATTACAGGGGTGCGAGAGGATTACCCCCTTTAGATATAGACGAAAAAAATGTCCATCTTCAAGACCACACCTACAGGACGTTAGTGGCTAAACCAGATTTTTCATCTATAGAGGCTGTGGCGGTGGATGAGGGAGGCGCGGCATTCGCGTATCCCCGAAGTAACCCTGCGGCAGGCTGGCTTGAGCTTGAGTTAGAACCAACCCAAGCAGAATACGATAGCAGGGTAAATGCCATATTAAAGGGGGATGTCAGCACTCCTAAAGACACATTAGGCCATGAACTGACTCATGCGATGACTTTTTCTGAATACCCCTTTTATGATAAACTAGGAAAGGAGAAGCCTAGAAAAAGTATAACCGACCCCGTAGATTTATCTCGTCAGAAAACAACTTACCCAGAAACAAGCCCCTCCGAATTTGCACCAGCCCTAGCTGCGTTGACAAGGCTAGAATATCAAAAGACTGGCGCACGTATTGATACGCCTGAGAAGTTTGATAAGAAAATAGCCGAGTATGACGCCATGAGCAGAGAAGAAAAGCTAGCTTTCAGGAAAAAACTACCTTCAGAAGTTAGCCGTTTCTATGGATATCTCGATACAGTTAGCGACCCTAAAGCTGAAGACATATCTTTGTATGGGCCGGAAGACGACGAGACACCTCCGGTGAGATACGCAGGGAAAGACACTAGGGCGCATACCGGTAAACGGTTCCCCGTCGTTAAGAGAGACATCGACGCCGGACTAAGATTGTTTGGTCTTGGTCTCAATGATTATGACGATATGACCCCCAAACAAAGGGAGTACATCAAAAAAACTTTACGGGAGATGAGGTATGGCTCCAGCATCCCAGCGTCCCGCAGAACCCACCACATCGCAGCCCGACGATTAGACGACTATGATAAGAGATTAAAGACAATAGGTCAGGGGTATCACAAAGAAAATTACGTAGATAAACACGGTCTGAAAGGGGGCGAAAAAGCCCCAATTAAAATAAAAGGTAAAGACAGACGAAAAAGATTTCTTGATATAAGCCGCGAAATGATCCCTTCTCTTGTCGAGAGTAAAGAGTCTTTCCAAGAGGCTGTAGATAGAAGACTGTCTTAGAAGAACAAACATAATGCCCAGTAAAAAGAAACCCACCGTTCCAATTAAATTGGAGTGGTGGTTTAAAGATATAAAGGCTGTTACGAAGTTGCGGGAAATTGTTGAAGAACCCGCTTTACAGCAGGCTATTGCGATCTTAAAAGAAGCCGCTGGGCCTACTGTTTCCTCTATTGGGACTGACCCACAAGAGAATAGCCACAAACTAAGTTGGTACGCGGGCTATAGAGATGCTTTCAATGATTTGGAAAAGCTAACCAAACAACCAAACTCTGGCCAACAACCGACAATAGACGAATGGAACCACATACAGAATCCGTAGCCGAGGCCCCCGCAGAGGAGGCAGGAGTAAACATTGAAGCTCTGCCGGATGCAGGGGCTGGAGACCTCTCTTTTGAGGATTCTTTAGAGGCAGCTTTTGCTAATTTTAATGCAGAACCGTCTGACTCTGCTGAAGAACCTGCTGCTGAAGAACCTGCTGCTGAAGAACCCGTTGAAGAACCTGCTGCTGAGGAGCCAGCCGCTGAAGAACCTGCTGCTGAGGAGCCAGCCGCTGAAGAATCTGGCGGGGAAGAACCGATTGAGGCTCTTACTGAGGATATAGGGGACGATTGGACCCCGAAAGCTGCATCCCGATTCAAGCAACTGAAGTCTGAGTTAAAGTCTAGTAAGTCTGAGTTAGAGGCCCTACGGCAACAACAACAGATAAATGAAGCTAAAATCAAAGAGCTAACGGGCCTGACTGAAAATAAAGATATAGAACAACTCCAAAGCAGAGTCGCTGAGTTTGAACAACGCCAGATGTTGTCTGATTTAGAGTCTACAAACGCCTACCGAGAGGCTATTACTGAGCCTTTGTCGTCTTTAATGGAACAGGCCGACCAGATTGCGGACAAATATAATGTCGATCCTGATGCTCTTGTTGACGTTTTGGCCCTTGATGATCCTGAACAACAGGATGAGCAGCTTGATGAGTTGCTCGCTGACGCCAGCGATAGGGACAAAGCCAAGATTTATCGGATTATAGAAGAAGTTGAACCTATAGTTGAGAGACGGCAGTATCTTCTTGAGAATGCTGAAGCCGCTTTGAGCGAAGCGAAAGCCCTAGAAGAGCAAGAGCATGCCCAAATGGCGGCAGAAAAAGCGAAGTTGCGGGCTAATGTAACCCGAAATGTTGTTGAAAGAGTGCAACAAAAGCTACCTTTTCTTTCTGGTTTGGAAGATTTAGATATGGAGGCAATCCAGACTAAAGCCGCAGAAAATGATCCTTCTGTAATCCACCCTGTAGACCACGCTTTTAATGCTGTGTCTGCCCAGCTTCTCCCCAATATCGTCAAAGCCTATATGTCGATGCGGAAAGAAAACGAACTTTTGACTGACCGTCTTGCGGATTATGAGACCGCAGAACCTGCAATGTCAGGGCAGACCAAAAGTTCTGCCACTCCAGCAGGGGTCACGAGTGAGATGAGCTTTGAGGATAGCATCAATGCCGCTCTAGGAAGTTAGTGATGCGAGATCGTAGGCCTTTCTACGTTTTTCTAGCCTTTGTGTGGGGGGCTGTTATCACTATAACTTTATATTTTGTTTTTTCGGCTCTAGCGTCGTGTCTAGGATAAGGCCTTACATCGACATGTTCTAAGGTCATGTCGATTTGATCGACACAAAAAACCCGCTTCGCATGAGCAACGAAGCGGGTTTTTCTGGTTTGCCAAGCGGGTTACATTAGTAGCCGCCCTTTGTTTTGGGCTTTGTTGGCTTAGGCTTGGGTTTTGGTTTTGGGTTTCCGTAGGCCATGACTTATTCTGATTCAGGGGTTTCTTCTTCTGTCGGAACGAGGTCCACCCCAATACAAAATCGCGGGGGCATCGGTCGAAGATTAAGGTCCAACTTTGCTGAAGTTGATGGCTCAGTGAATGGGAGAGGTACTGACCCGCCCAAGTCCATCGTAGAGCAGGAAGACACTGCTAAGGTGCATCCCGCCGCGATTACGAATAATGTTTGTTTCATAACTCCGCCTTTTATCTAGAGCGAAATCACATGTCCAGACTTTTCGCTATGGCTACTAGGAAAATTATTGAAACTATCAGCATAGCCACCAATGTTGGGTCTTGATCTATCATGTGTTTGAGTTATACACCCTTAAGGCAGCTAGAGCAGAATAAATCTCTGGTTGACATAATTAAGGATTTACGTAATAATCCAAAAATAACAGATGACAGGTTGCTCTAGCCTTAAATAGTTCTACGCGTCATCTCCAGAGCTTTGCCTCTCTTACCCGAATACTGCTGGTTGCTCTAGCCATGTAAATAGTTCTAGGAAGCGGGATTCACCTACATCTTCGTTTGATTCTTTGGCCCCACAATGGGGGAAAGGGTCTTTTTTTCCTTAACTTTACTATCTAATACAATGGGAGTTTCAACCAATGCCGCTCTTCCAGACGGCACTTTTGCAAATGACGCCAATGCAATTAACGTTATCCTGACTCAGGAAGCTAATCGCATCGGTAACGATATTCACAAGTCAACTCTCCACACTTCCCCGTGGATTGACCTTGTTAAACAAAGCACTTTCCCTGACGGGATGGGCTATCAACTCAACACCCTCGTTTACGATAGGGCACTTCCACTTAAGAGTGGCGCGTTGAACGCGACCCCCGTTTTGGGACTTAATTGGAATACTATCAATCTTTCGGCTGTAGCCTCCAGCAGGACTGGCTTCACCGATGGTCAGATTGAGGATGTTCGTAACACTGGTGACGAAGGCACTTCTAAAATTGACTTCTCTCAGGTACTCAAGAAATACAGCCTGAAAAAGGCTACGGTCGAGTCCCCGAAGATCAATGTTGAAGATCTTCGTTATGCTGCTCATCGTACCGATCAGCTCCGCGCTATCATGGACCTCCTCAAGGAGTCTGTCCGTCATAGCTGGGAAAATCGCTACCGCGACGAGTATGACCGCCTTGCTGATAACTGCGTTCTTTGTAAGTCTGCTAGCACGACCTTTATCTCTTCTGTAGAGGACAAGCAGTCGTTCGTAGAAGACACTACCGATGGTTTGGCACAAGCTGGGTCTACCGTAAAGACTGGTGACCTTGATCCTCCGGAGCCCGGAGGAGACGGAACTGGAGAACTGGAGCCTGATGCTAACATCTCCAACGCCATCATGGACAAGATTTACTTTAAGCTTGTTCGCGCTGGTGCAGGTACCAACGCCTACGGTCGTGAGAACGGTCGCCCAATCTTCTCGGTAGTCCTTTCTTCTGAGGCTTCTTACCAGCTTCAGACTGAGGCTGAGTTCCGCGATGATGTGCGTTACAACAATGCACGAGTTGGCGAACTGATTGCACCTCTTGGTGTTGAGAAAAGCTTCAGGGGTTTCTACCACTTGGTCGACGATCTCACCACTCGTTATAAGAGTCGCGGAGGAGAGGCAAACACTCTCGTCAGAGTCGATCCTTATACTGTATCTGGTGGAGTTGTTGTCCCGAACGCAGATTACGAAAGTGCTGAGTTTGAAGCCGCTTATGTCCTTGTTGACAACGTCATGGAGTCCCTGATCCCTGCACCGCTCACTGGTGGCAACGGAATCACCTTCGACCCCGTCAATTATAAGGGCGACTTCAAGTGGACTAACATCCCCGACGCCACTTACAATCCTGATGGCACAATTGGTTTCTTCCGGGGAATCATGGCCAGCGCATCGAAGCCAATTAAGACCAGCTTCGGATACGTTGTCATCTTCAAGCGCGACACTAATACCGCCGCCGCATAGTAGGTCATAACACCCTAACATAGTTATCCCGAACCCTGAGGAACCCTTCGGGGTTCGGGATTTCTTTTAAAGATATGGTAGATAAAAAAGATATGGACGACGCCCAGATGTTTATCGATGCCGTCGAATCCGCCGCTTCCGCGCCTCCAGAAGAAGCTCCAGAAGAAGCTCCAGAAGAAGCTCCAGAAGAAGCTCCAGAAGAAGCTCCAGAAGAAGCTCCAGAAGAAGCTCCAGAAGAAGCTCCAGAAGAAGCTCCAGAGGACTTGATGCAAAAAGCCGAAGAGCTTTTCATGGTTATCTTCGGGGTAGAGTTTGACCCAGAGTCCGAAGACCACGCTATGCTCATGGAGCAGATTGCCGAAAAGATGGCTGACGAAGACTATGCCGACCTCAACCCTAATCAGTTCGCCTTGAAAATGTTCAGGGAGATGGAGTGATGGAAGGGGAAAGTAAAATGGTCCCTGTGGACTCTCCTGAAGCCAAGGGTGGAAAAGTTGATGACGGCCACAAGATGGTCATGCATCAGCTTAACCACCTGCACCATAATGCGTGTGAGCTTTTGAAGCATTTATCTGGATGTTCTACACCCCATCTTGAAGAAGAATGGGTTAAAAAAAAGATCATCCTCGCCAACGACTATCTAGATTCAGTCCACGATTACGTTATGAGCAGTCACGACGGAAAGATGGAGGAGGATAAAGAAGGCAAAAGTGGCGGGTTTCTAATGGTCGTTGAGAAAATGATGTCCAAGCACAAGCCTTGAATCACATCCCCTAACCTTGTAAAGTAAGTCATGGCCGCTAAAACGATAGCCCACACAGTTCAGCTAACTGTTGGCGATATTACCCTGAATTTTTCTGACTCAATTACTTCAGGGGATACTGCCACCAGTTTTTCCGTTCAATCGCAAGTCATTGCTGACTCGTCCACGACGAGCACAGGATTAGTAACTGGAGAAGTAGATACTAGTAACTGTAACGCAATGATTCTGATTCGTAACGACGAAGCGGTTCAAACAGGTGGCTCCAATACCCACTACAAAAATTTAAATATTTCTTTAGACGGCGGCACTAATTTCGATTTAATCGTAAAACCTCAAACTACGGCTCTTTTTTCAGTGGGATCAAAACACGGAGGTTTTGGTAATTTAAGCAACGTAAGAGTCCGTAGTGGTGGAAATAACGAAAGCGTAGAATTCCGCTACCTCCTTGTTCAAACTGAAGCATCGTAATTTAAAAACCAACAATCATGGCAACAACGAACATCGACAAACAATCCTTCGGACAAGCCGGAGCTGCATACGTCACGGCTGCGGGCAGTCCTGTGACCGGCGACTTTTGCGCTATTACCTCACTTGATGACGCAACTTATTTTAGTGCCATCACATGGCCTGAGTTGAACAAGAGTCAGGTAGACGGGTCCGCTATTTCAAATACAGACACGATTGTCGCCTCTGCTGATACCATTCCCAAAGGTGTAACAATCTACGGGCAGATCAGCGGGTTTACTTTGGCGGCTGGCCGCGTCATTGCTTACAATGCTGCTTAATGCGTTTAGGACTGTCATCGGGTTTGTCCACAGGCGGCTTTGTGCCGTTAGTTTCGTTTACTAACGCCTATTCGGCTGCGTTTGACGGGGCCAATGACAGAATGACCGTCAATTATCAACTGCCATCAAGCTTTACGGTTTCTTATTGGATTAACCGTTCTGCGGCGGGAACACGTTACGCTTTTGACGCAAGAGACGCTTCAAATACAAGCGCGATTTATGTCCACACGTCTGACCAAGGCTCCGGGTACAAATTAATCTCAAATGCCTTCGACGATAGCTCAGAAATTTCAATCAATGCGTGGCACCACATCGCGATCACCTACAGTTCATCTGCGAGTGAATGCAAACTCTACGTTGATGGGTCGTTAGATAACACAAAGGGCAGTGTGTCTTTAGGCACAGCAGCCTCCACCTTGACCATTGGAACTCGCTATACACATTTTGCATATTTGTTGGGAAATATGGATGAGTTTGCCGTGTGGGACAGTGTTTTGAGCGCAGGCAATGTGTCAGCTATTTACAACAGTGGGGTGCCCTCTGACATTTCATCACTTAATCCTACCAAATGGTGGCGGATGGGGGACGGAACAGATCCAGTGGCTGATGGGTCAGGTTGGAGCACCAATAACAAGTTTGTGTTTGACCAAATTGACACCTCCCTTGGTAGCGAAATGGTCATTTCGGACGTCTATGATTCAGACAACTGGTATGTGTATAGCGGAAACACACTGACCTTTGGAGATAATTTCATGCGGTGTGAGCGCACTGCAAGCGGGGACAGTAATGGATGGTTTGTTTATCTTCGAACCTCTGCCTCTGAAAACAGCATCCTCACCGCAACGCCTACAACCGACAGTTTTTATCTGCTTACGTTTGATGTAGAAACAGACGACCCTGACGCTTATGTCTTTGTGAGAATAAACAACACCTCTTCAGGTTATCTGCAAGGAACAGGAAATGGGACTAAAACACTAGTCTACAAAAAGAACTCCTACATTGATTACCTTGAAGGCAGAAGGCTAAGCCAAGGCAAGTATATGAAAATTTCTAATGTGTCAGTGAAACAAATCAACGGTGCAACGGCTGAGTTGATCAACGGAGCCTCAATTGAAGAAGACGTTCCATCATGAGAACCTACGTAATCCTTAACGAAGACGAGGTTGATGACATCAACTTTGGTGAGGTAATGGAAACCTCTGCTGACACCTTGCGGTTCTCCGTAGACGGAGATAAGACCTTTGTTAAATTTGAAGGAGACACCCCAGACTTTCTGGCGGGCAAAACAACATACACTCATTCTGAGATCTTAGCTATTTTGCAAACTGAAGAATGGGCCTCACCCACCCTTGATTAGTGAACTATGGCTAACATTCAATTACAGCGCGGGCAGCAGCAGCAGATCGATGTAACATTTAAAGACTCTGGAGGTAGTGTTGTTGATCTTAGTTCTAATAAGTCGGCTCAACTTGTTATCCGTCGTTCTTTGACGGGCGCTATAATTGACACCTTAACCGGAGTTGCTGGTAATTCTGGTTTACGAATTATTCTTGGTTCTAGTGCCCCCAACATAAATTTAAAATGGACGACTGCCCAATCTACTGCCCTCCCTAATGAGTCCATCACTGTAATCGGGGATTTAAGAATAGCCGATAACAGCACCTTTACTAGTGGTGAAGTGATTCACCACATACGCTTAACTTTCGACATAACCCCTGAAGTAGTTTAACAATGGCCAATGAGTCAGTCACAGTTACTCAAAGTCTCGATCAGGTAACCGTAGTTTCAGATGGGCCAATAGGTCTGAACGCAGGGGGCACCATCTTAGGCGACCTTAATGTCGGCGTTGACGGCACCGGCCACGACGTAAAGTTCTTCGGGGATACCGCTGACAAATACATGCAGTGGGATCAGAGCGCCAATAAGTTATTCGTCAACGGGGAGCTTGAGGTCAACGGAGATGCCACCACTTTCAACTCAACCGTAATCACGATTGATGACCCGATCTTCTCGCTTGGTGGTCAGCAGCGGACTGACGCGCTCGATGACTCAAAAGATCGCGGCATAGAATTCTTTTACCACGACGGTGCCCAGAAGACCGGCTTCATGGGTTACGACGATAGCGAGGATGCGTTTACATTCCTGACGAGCGCGACGAACTCCAACGAGATCTTTAGTGGGACGGCAGGGAATCTGTTGACGGGTAACATTACCGTAGACGGTAACATTTCAGGAACCGCTAGCCAAAATAACCAAGGGATCGAGTTCTCGGCAAGCGCACTCACTCTTCGCAATGGCGCTGGCGGTGGCGGTGAGACAATAACTCTTGGTTCTAACGGGGCTGTTGTAAACGCAACATCATCCAGCAGTTTTGATTTTACAGTCAAGTCATCGACTAGTGCCTCCGCCCTGCATGTTGAGTCTTCTGATGGCAACGTCGGCATCGGGACCGCCACGCCACAGGAACAGCTTCACCTTTACGGAGCGTCAGCGGCCAAGATGGAGATTGAATCTGCGGGAGGTGGAGACGCCTCTCTGAAATTTCAGGTTGCGGCTCAAGCATGGTCGGCGGGAATCGACAATGGCGACGGCGATAAGTTCAAGATTAACACTGGATCAAATCCGGGGAGTGCGGAGATGCTCGCTATCGACTCCTCCGGCAACGTTGCAGCATCCGGAAACGGAACCTTCGGCGGCAACGTAGGCATTGGCATTGAAGCCAACAACGACAGAAATCTCACGATCAACGGAGCGGCGGGCAACTCATATATCAACTTCAACAACAACTCCACCGGCGTGGGCGGCAGCACTGGTCTCGTTTTCGGAATTAACGCAGGAGGCCTTGTTAGCTTCTGGAATTACGAAAACACCGGAGTAAGGTTTGCCACGAATAATTCCGAGAAGGTCCGTATAGACCAAGACGGAAACTTGGGAATCGGAACTAATAATCCCTCCGAAAAGCTCGAGGTCGCGGGCAATGCCAAGGTCGACGGACACCTCAGCCTCGGGGACGACGACGAGCTACAGCTTGGTGCGGACACGGATGCAACAGTCCGGCACACTGGCAGCTCTCTCCAGTGGGAGAACAGCACCGGAAACTGGACGCTCAGACAGAATGCTACAAACGCCGACATTCGCTTCTACTCAGACGACGGAACCGGATCTGCGACGACAGAATACTTCCGCGTAGACGGCGGAACTGAACAGGTTGTCTTTTCCAAGGCCCTCAATTATAGCACCACGTTAGTAAACGACAGTAACTATACCACCACGCGGAGCGACTCGGTGATCCTCTTTCACAGCATGAGCACCTTCCGTTACCTGACGCTTGCGTCAGCCGATTGCGTAGCGGGCCGGAAGATTCATGTGAAGAACAGGGACAACTCTGAGTATATTTACATCCAAACAGAAGGAAGCGAGAACATCGACGGTTCTAGCATAATTATAGGCACTCAGACTGCCAGAGGATCAATTACTTTAATAGCTGACGGGTCAAACTGGTTTATTCTTAACAAGTATTCCACCTAAGAAAATAGTTGAACCCCGATCCCCCACCCCTTACGTTGCCCCGCATATGGCTAAAATCGAACTATCCGACAACGAACGCAGTGCCTTGGTCCAGCTCATCGATATCGCAGTAAAAGCTGGTGGACTTAACGTGGCAGGCGCAGCAGCGCAACTGGCTGCTAAGTTTGCTGTAGATGAACCACAGCCGGAACCCGAAGTGGAGGTTTCAGACTAAATGCCCGTATCTAGGAATCAGCCCAGCCCACAGAGGCAGTCCGTCCTTTCCTTCGTTTCTCCGAAGGTAGCCGATCTGCTATTCTTTGAGACGGTTGATGCGCAGAAGATTGGTAATACTCCGGCAGAAATAGAGGCTAACCTCCCTGTCTACGGGACCGCGCACCCTGACACAGAGAACTTCCCAAACCACAAGTTGTGCTTCGTCAAGCAGGCCGATGCGAATGGCCTGATGTATGAGTATTACTACGCAGCCGATAGAGCCTCGCAGGACGATTACAACTTTGAGTTCAGTCAAGCTGATATTGGGGGCAACAAATACGACACAGTAGTAAGAACTTATGTCACGTTGCGATCTGGGTTTTCAGATGTAGATGCTTCCCACAAGGCGGGGGAGACTATGCCGGATCCGACTAGTCAGTTTGCTGCGGAAGACATTGTTACTTATGATAACAATGACGACCCTGATGAAACCCCTACCTCTAAAGATTACATTCTGCTGACTCGTCAACAGAAGAGAATAGGTGATCAAGAATTGGATGGCTTGTTCGTAGTTGAACAACGAGTCTATTTCAGGAGGATAGACATATCCACTCATAAAATGGACCCCGCTACAGAGGGCGTTTTACGAACTGTAGAGAAATTAGTTTACAGGGGAGAGACATACAGGGCACCTCATGGAGGTGGGGCTGATACGCCAGCCAATGAGACAGCAGGCACAGTAGCTTGGGAAGATGAGGCTGTATGGGGGTTGGACAGATCAGGGATTAACCATGAAGCAGAGCAGGTAAGCCATGATTGGTGGAAAGTAACTTTGCAGGATGTAATCCCACAAGATGCAGAGGACCACACTACTTATGGCACTCACGGCAAGAAAATCCGTGAGTTTACCACTTACCGTAATTATACTTGGCCTTCTGTGGTTGGGGGCATGGTATTTACTACTGCAAACAAGAAAGACGGCAGTAGTAGCACCACAGTGACTGTCAGGAATAAAGAGGGTAAGGATGGGTTTAGTGGCCCGACTAAGATGTCGGTATTGCAGATATGGAGCAAAGACCCCCTTACTCCCCCCGCGCCGAAGGTTTTTAAGACTACAAGCGCGTCTTACAGCGGGGTTCAGTTTAGCGTTAGCGTTTCCAACGTGCTTACAGAAGCCATTACTCTCACAGATTTTATTGGAACAGGTGACCCTGTTTACAAACTAGGCGACTATGCTTTTCCTAAACCTTGGTGTACGGCCTCTGACCCAACGGACTGGCCTTCTCCTTCATTCATAGGGGCGGCTACTCAACAACCGTTCAGAGGTGGTTACTTGCTAGAAGTAATAACTGTTTTTACCCCCTCTTGATAAGTGGCCCCCATTGAGCTAGATCCGATCCCTGACCCAAATTACCCTGATGGTTCTCATCAGGGATCATTTGAAGGGGCTGGTCATTCTTACGAAAGATCCGCAGGAGAACTCCTGCACCGCCCCCATGCGTTTGCACTGATGCACGGTGATGGTGGCGCAAAGGTTGCTTACGGGGAGCTACACTATCGGGTCGATTCTTTTGAGTTAAAATTCAATCAGCAAGATTTAACCTGCACGATTGCTGATCATGCAGATCACGCCCACGAACATGTTCATACCCATGAACATGATCATCATCATTCTTTTAATCACACGCACGGCGTAACTTCTCATACACATACGATTGATCCTGCTACAGTGGGTTCTAGCACTCACGATCACGGGGGGTCTACAGGGTCCACTGTTACTAACACAGGATCCCCGTCGACTACTAATACCGATAGCCCCAACGAATCTACGACAGATAACCCCAACGAATCTACGACATCAGGGGTTAAAGCCACCGATGGCAGCACATATTCAGGAAGTAGCGGTAATTTATCCCACACCTGCACCATAAGCCCCGCTCAGATCACATATTGTAGCGGGGCAAAACAGGCAGGTATAGGTAACATAACACAAGTAACCCCCAAAATCGGACCAGAACCCGCAGAGGCTAGTGATTGGAAAGATATGGACCCCACAATCCCCAGCATATACCACCAGCTAGTTGGTTACGGGGATGTCTATCTTTGTTGGAAAGTTAATACAGAGAATGTAGCCAACGAAGTAGAAAAGTGCTGGGTTCAGGTGGGTGACCCAACAGGAAATGCTATTGGAGGCATTACTATGGGCACCACCACTACAGATCGCCGTGCTGCGGGAGTCCCTAACGATGCTACAGGCCAGCCTGAAGGAGGTGATGAAGGCGTCTATAAGATAAAATTGGGGACCGTCACTGAAGATGCACTAATTGACCAAAATGTATCTAACGATGTATCTTGGAACACGGTTGTCATGGACCGCTTCCACACCACTAATTCCCCTTAAAAAGTAACTCTAACGCGGGGGCGTCAATCTTGACCCCTAACCCCCCATCTGTTACTTTCTTATATGGCCACGTTGACTGTCCAAGGGGTAACTGACGCCCTTCAAGCTTCATGCGGGTCACCCGCAGCACAGGGTGTTGAAGGGACCCCACAGTTTAGAAAAGAACTGAATTTAGCTCTCCCTCGTCTTTATAATATGGGAATGTGGCGGGACCTGCTTTTTGAGCATGTAGTAACCACATCATCTACGACTTTTACTATCCCCGATAGTGCGGAGTCTATTATTTCTGCTGTATTAGACCCTGATTCCAGTACAACTGATTATTCGTATCCTCAGTCAGTAAAAGCTCAGTTCTACGACTATAGGCTTTTTGGGCGCGACGATGATGGGGATGTTATGCAGGCAGTGGGGATTGTGGACGATGGGTATACGCCTACTGTTGAAGAACCCGCGTCGGGTAAAACGTATAAGTTGAAGCTACAGCCTATTAGCCCCTCTTCAGTTTTACCTTCTTCAGGTACAGTTCATGTTACTTTTTCTGACGGCACAAATACTTCCCTTTCTGACTCTGCCACTACTAGCGGGGACGGGGGCAAGTTTACCTGTGGTGGTGAAACAGGGCTTCTTACATCTGCTGATGATATAACCAGTATCAGTGAAATCCGTGTTGGCACAGAAGATTTGTCTGCCCCCGTTAAGCTAACTTGGGAAGAAGAGGGATCTTCTGTTTCTCTGGTCGCGGCTACTGACCTTCAACAAGCCAACCAAGTTACTCGTTACCGCCGATACCGTCTTTCTAATAATGACTCAGACACAATGTCTTTGCGGCTGCTGCTCAAGAGAAAGTTTAAGCAACTGTTAAACAGCACCGATGTTGTCTTTATCTCAAGTCTAGGCGCAATCAAACATGCTCTACTGGGGACCACCGCTGAAGACAATGCTGATCTAGAACGCGCCAATTACCACTGGGGCATCTGCCGCGCTATCCTTGACGAACAGCTCGACGCCCATCGTGGTGCAGCAAAACCACTTGTAAAATTTGACCCTTCTGGTGTGGGTGACTACACCAGCAATATGATGTAACCCCTAATTCAATGATCGAATACATTACAGAGAACGCAGAGAAACTCCTGCAAATTGCAGCCAGCGTTATTGCGGTGGCCTCACTAGTCGCAACCATGACACCGAATGAATCGGATAACAAATGGGTGCAAAGGATTTCAGGCGTCATTAGCTGGCTCGCCCTGAATGTGGGTAAGGCGAAGTCTAAGTGAAGACATTCTTCCAACTGCTAACTGCTGCTCTTCAAGCCTATGTTGAATATGTGCGACTGCAAAGAGACAGACATCTCGACGCCTTGGAAGATCGTCTTGATGCTCTCGCATCTATTGGTGATCCCGCTAGCAAGTTGCTCATGGAACGAGTTGCCCAACGCATCGACCGCGAACGCAAGCGCCTTGTACGATCCTCCGACGATCACTCTGATCGAGGGGAAAACGTATGATTTCTGCGAAGGTAGTTTGGTGGGTCGGAAAGACCACAAGTTTCACAGCGACTACTCATACCGCCGTGCGGTTATTATTGGGAGCGACAAATGATCAACACCCGAATATTTGATTCTTTAATCGGAATGGCAGCACCCGTCATTGGGCTGATCACAAGTATGCAGGAGCAGTTCGAATACTGGCTACGAGTGGGGTCGCTCATCGTGGGCATCGCTGTGGGGCTGGCTTCACTCTATCGCATTCTTAAAAAATGAAGATTGGATTGGCAGTCGGACACTCTCGGTTAAGAGACCAAGGAGCCTATACTGTAGGCGACTACATTCTCTCTGAGTGGGATTTCAACCGCGATATCGTGCGGCGTATTTCCAGCGTGTTGTCGGTCGATTATAAAATATACGACCAATACCCCGCTAAAAGCTACGTAGGTGGGATCAACTACCTAGCCCGTAAGCTGGTAGAAGACGACATCGACGCAGTCATTGAGTTGCATTTTAATTCCGCCGGTCCATCAGCCTCTGGGCACGAATGGCTTTACTGGCACACGAGTAAAGGCGGCAAGAAGTTTGCCAGTATCTTAAGCGATGAAATGTCCGCTTCTTTCCCCGACATGAAAGTTAGGGGTCCGAAGCCAAGGACACGAAATCAACGTGGCTCCTACCTGTTGCGAAAGGTGCGCCCTGTAGCTGTGATTGCTGAACCATTTTTTGGGAGCAATGAAGAAGAGTGGGACATGATTAACCACAATCGCGGGGCCTTAGTTGGGGTCTACGCCCGTGCGATTGAAAGATTCGCAGGAGGATGAGTGTCCCCAAAAGCATAACCATGGGTGGGGTTCGGGTCCGAATCCGATTCAGAGATTTAGGTGATGATGACTGCTATGGTGTGTATTCCCACCGCCGCAAACTCATAGAGATAGACAAAACCCTGAAAGGGAAAGATCTCATTGAGACGATCCGACATGAGATGGTTCATGCCGCTCTAGGTATTTCCGGCCTTACTTATTGTGAGACATATGAAGAAGAAGCCATCGTCCGCTGTATGGATGAGATTTTTTTTCCCGCTTGGAACAGATTCACGAAACGATTCAAAGATAATTAAGAAATGCCTGAAGGACCAAAAACAGCATTAGTGAGCCCTTTTAAACCCGCTTTTAGTATTGATAAGCTAATGGAAGAGCTTTGGACAGAAGAGGTCGGCCCTTACAAAGAGAAAATAAAGAAACCTTACAAAGATAGTAAGGGCAAATGGACTATAGGTGTGGGGCATTTAATTGGCGACGGCTCTCAAAAAGCTTATGAGAAATCTGACTTTTATAACAAAACTCTCACCGACAAAGAGGTCGTAGATCTGGCCCGTAAAGACTCAGGCAAAAAAATTAAACTCGTCTTGGATAGGTTTGGAAAAGGTTTCTTTGATTTCCAACCAGAGCTGCAACTTCAGATTGTGTCTTCGTATTATCGTGGAGGGCTCCCCGGTTCCCCTAAAACCTTAAAACACATGGCTAAAGGGGAGTTCGATTTAGCATCAAAAGAATTCCTAGATAATAATGAATATCGTGAATCTCTTAGAGATAAGACGGGGATCGCCCCCCGGATGATGAAACTGTCTAAAGCTCTTGCTCAAGAGCATAAGATCAGGAGACAAAAAAAAGCAGAAGGGGCTAAAGATATGAGCTTCCCCGAAGCAGTAGAACAGGCTCTTAACCCATAGAGATATGCCTAAGAAGAAATATAAGTCCCGTGTTAATGAAGCTGGCAATTACACTAAGCCTTCTATGCGTCGCCGTATGTTCAATGAAATTAAACGCGGTACGAAAGGCGGTAAAGCGGGGCAATGGTCAGCACGGAAAGCGCAGTTACTAGCCGCCCGCTATAAAAAAGCGGGGGGCGGATACCGAAACTAATTACTAACAACTATTATGAAAACACCTAGACAAAAACGTGGAGAAAAACTCCTTAAAAAGAAAGCTCTTACAAAGAGACAAGAAGACACAATGAAGCGCCATAGTGTGCATCACACAAAAGCGCATATGTCTTCGATGAGGAATGCAATGATGGCGGGTAAGACCTTTGGCCAAGCCCACAAAGAAGCCATGAAAAAAGTCGGTAAGTAATGGCAAAGAGAGACCCACAGAAATCTTTAGATCGCTGGACGAAACAAAAGTGGCGCACTTCAGATAAAAAACCCAGCAAAGGTAAAAAAAGATATCTTCCTGATGCTGCGTGGGCTTCGTTGACTCCTTCTGAAAAAGCGGCAACCAATCGCGCTAAAGCGAAAGGCAATAAAGCAGGCAAGCAATTTGTTAAACAGCCTAAAGCAATTGCTAAGAAAACGCGCCAGTATAGGACTTGAGTCAATTTTGCCAGTTAAAGAACAGGTTCGTTTTGTTCTATCCAGATGAACAGGATGTCGCTGAAGCTTTCAGACGATCTAAATCCTTGGGGGTACCCCCCAGTTCTTATACCCACGGCATAGGGCGCATGACTGGGTTTTTAGGTGAAGTCGCTTTTGGTAAGTATATTGAATCCTCTAAGCATGTTGGTGAGCAGTGCTACACCCACGACTACCTCTACAACAATAAAAAAGTAGACGTTAAGTCCAAGACCTGCACAACGAAACCTAAGCTGCACTACTTAGCTAGTGTTAATTCTCAAGGTAAAAAAGAGCTGCAAGCTGACCTTTATTTTTTTACCAGAGTACACAAGGACTTATCGAAAGTCTGGTTGTTGGGGTGGGCTACTAGGCACCACGTTACTAAGAAAAAAAACTTCAAACATAAGGGGGAAACGGACGACGATGGGTTTACTTATCTTTGTGACGGTTACCACTTACCTATTAAAGCTCTGCGCCGACCGGATTCCTTTGAGTCATCGCGTCGATGTCGAAAGAAGGATCAAGATTGATTTCCCATAGTTTGCCCCCACCTTTCCCTCTTGATTTCACGGGCCTGAGATGTGGGTTGTTTTTTCCTGCCTCCTCTAAAGTGGACATCCCTCGCCGCACAAATTCAAGGTTGTTCGACATCCCCACGTTGCGACCATTATTGAAATCATGGACAGCTACTTGAAACTCTGTGAGGGTACCTTTCCAATGAGTCATCGAATCATTCAGTTCTCTACACCTCTTGACGAAGAACTCGACAAGTTCTGCAATAGTGCTTCTGCTACTGTTGTCATAAGCAGCATCAGCAACAGTGGTATCGATAAAGGACTTCACTCCAAATCTACCAACATCCTCCACCTCCTTGGGTATTGTCCAATCGATGAGGAATCTAGCGAAGTAAGGCAGTTCGTCTTCGATGGTTTTCTCAAGGATGGAGTTTCTTGGGAAATTACTGGTGGCTTTGTTACTGATGCGAAGAGCCATTAGTTTGTCCCTGTTGCTGCTATCCAACGAAGGGATAACGGACAAACTGTTAATGTCCATATTAAGTGACATGACTACTCTCCCCGTCCAAGGAATGCTCATGGCATCTGCATACTTCGCTTGATACTCCACTCGCGGGTTTGCTACAGCGCGTTTGATTAACTCAGTCGCTTTCCGCTGGTCTCGAAATGAGGCCGCAGAAGTAGTGTCGTCAATTACCCATGTAGCTACCCTGCCTAGATCTTTGTTAAACTTAGTCTGCCCCGACAGGTAATCTGATGCGTCTGCGTAACCCCCGACCAGACCACTTATAACTCTATTAGATAGCAGTGATTTTCCTTTGTTGGTTGGGCCGACCAGTAGTAATGCTTGCCCCTGAACAAACTCCCGTTCAATAACAGACTCGTAAAACCGCTTAAGCCATGAGTAGAAGTAGTGCAGCGCGGGCTGCTCGCCATCAACAAATAGTTGGTTTAGCCACCCATGTAAGAAGGGCCATTTAGACTCACACCCGTCTTCATCTGGTTCTACGGGCCTGATATTAGAACAGTTGAGGATGCGGTGCCCGTTGTATGCCACAACTCTGTCAGGAGAGAATACAACAGGCGCGATCTCATCAATACGATTCTGGTTGCTGACCGTCAGTAGGGCCCCCTCTACTTCAGAAAGTGGCTGATTCTTTCTTGGTCTTGGGGAGAACCCAGCTTGCTTCAGCTCTAGTATTAGTTGGTCTTTAGGTATGGATACGGCGCTATCGTAAAGAACCTTGAAGAAACTTCGGCCATTAAACCAATAGTCATCTAAAAGACCTGCAAGTTTCCTTTCCTCATATTCCTTTACAAACCCCGCTCCAAAGATGTCGCGCCACGACATGAACCCTTTGCCAGCACGGTCGCTATAGCAGACAATGCCATCTTCTACCACCTGACACCCGTCCCGATTTATCCCATCGTCAATCCAGAACAACGGGCCGCGAGACCCCAGCTCAAAGTCCCCTACCCAGCGATTGGGGAATCTATCCTCTACTTCTTCAGCTACGATATTGATTGGGATTGAAGTATCCTCAGACTGTGGGGGCCTATCAGATACCGTTTTCGTAAGAGCGGCTTGGATTATATTAGAAGAAAGCAAGCCATCCACTTTCACCCAATCTTCCCCCAACTCAAAATACTGGTTTGCGCGAAGGGAGGAACTATCAAAGCCTGCGAACAGTTTGTCCAGTTGCAGGGCCTTCATCATGTTTGACATAAAAGTATCAAACATGTTTGGGTCCACAGGTATGGGCTTGTCGAACTCCCACACAAGGCGCAGATATCCTGACTGTGTCTTGGATCTCCACGTGGGTTTTTTGTCTTTTGCACACTTAACTTTCAGGTCACTGTCGATTGCGGCCCAATCAACGGAAGCGTCATAGTCGGCAACTACCCCATAAATTTTGTGTACAGGGTTGTCGTTGCTTATCCGTTTAGACGGTGCCCTGCCTTCCAGAGTAGAATAAAACACATGGTTTGTTGTAGTCTCTGCACACCATTCCCTGTAGTCTGCTTTGGTTTTGAAAGGGGGCTTCTTCTTAGTGAGTTTACTGAGATCGGTTGTCTTGTGTGCTGTATGGTCTCGGAGATTCTTAATATAACGGTATTTCATTTTTGGTAGTGTGTGAGGATTTGTCCTTCTGCCGCCAAAGGAATGTCAGGAATCCATGTCGGCGGCGTTGACATGATGCTAATTGTTTTTTCTAGGGTTTCTTCGGCTTCATGTTCATCGCACTCGATGATGACTTCGTCATGCACATGGAAGATCAGTTTAATGCCTTCATCCTCCAACCGTAAAAGCATATCTGAAAATATGTCTCTGGCCAGACCTTGTGACAGATTTTCGGCCACTATCCCGCCCCACAGTTTCATAGGCAAACGTTTGCCGTTCCTGCTCACTATGGCTTGATGCCCCGCCCGCCCATTTTGTTTAACGAGTTTTGTCCTGCCGTATTTTATTTTACGCCCAGATGGTAAAAGGACTTCATAAGGGGCACTGGCGCTGTAACAAGATCTCAGGTTATTATTTACTTTTCTCCAGAATTTAGGGATGGATGACAGTCGGTTTCGGTAAAGATCGACGGCGGCTTTAGCCTCATCCTCTGGCATATCATACATCTCAGAGAACTTCTTGGCCCCTGCACCATACCCGCACCCTAGAACAATAGCTTTTACCTTATGGCGTAATTTGGGGTCTTTCTCTTTCAAAGACCCTTCTCCTTTTGACCACAAGCCCATCCTGATTGCGAATGCTTCGTAGATATCGTCAGTGCTTGCTATCTCAGCCAGAGTCACTTGATCCCCTGCGAGCCAACATAAAGTCCTAACTTCGATCTGTGACAGGTCTACAACAACCAGTTTCCTGCCTTTTGGGGCGCGGATCATATGCCGTAAGTTGACCCCAAACATTTCATCGCGAGGAAGATTCTGCAAATTCAAGTTACCACCACTGCCAGAGAATCGGCCAGTGTGCCCACCCCAATACATTAAACCCCCATAGTATCTACTGTCTGGCAGGGTCGCGTAGTCGAAGGCTTCTAATTTTTTCTTGATGGCATTGATTCGACGCCAGCTAGTAACGGCTTCAACCCATTTGTATTTGTAGCCATATTGCCGAAGCCATTCTTGGGTATCCAAGTCTGTCTGGGCTAAAGACTTAGGGGGTTCTATGCCGTGCTTGAGGCATTCTTCATCGAATGCGGCGCGGCTAAGTAAAGGTCTTTCTCCTGCCCAAGGGATATTGGACTCAGCCTCAAAAAGCCTTTGATTGATTGTCTCAAGCTGCCTCTTCAGCAAGTCAGTATCCATCGGCAACCCTCTCTGGATAATCCTGCGATTAGTCAGACTAATGAGCTTTTCGTTATCTGGCCATTTGTCCTTATAATCCTGCCAAAGCCTCAAGCACAGTTCTGAGTCTTTCAACGCATATTCGCTGACTTCTGCCTGAAAATCCTCAGACATACTTTCCCACCGCTTACCCGCCATGTTGTCCCTTGTTGTTTTAGACACTTCAAGGTCGTAGGCTTCTGCGGTTGCGTTTTTAAGTGAGCGTGGAAGCCCACAAGCTGCTGCCATATCCGCAGTACAGTGCCATTCCGCAGGAGATATCTTGGGCCACCACCCCTTGTCTACCCCAAAAAAGTACAGGGTCTCATCAAAAGAGGCGTTGTGTGATAATACAATATTGCCATTAAGGATGTCCCAATCGAATTCCTTGGGGTGGCCCACAAAAGTGTAACCGTTGTCCCCAACAATAGACACCATGTATGCGTCAAAGTCGGGATGAGAGAAATATCCTAAAGGCCCTAACTGCTTGATTGAGCAGCTTTTGTCGTAATAGGACTCAAAGTCCAGAGCATATGTTTCCATCTAATCATAAAGAAAAGCCCGCCCCGATGGAAAATGAGTCGGGGCGGGCTATTAAGGGTGTTAGGAGTCTATTGGTAACTCCATTTGAAGCTCTTCAGACTTTTCCAAGATCGCCTGTCTGATGACACGCAGTTTATGGATAGTCAGCTCTGCTTCGTTTCTCTTCTCTTCCAGTTCCGAAATCATTGTCTCCAATGTCGCGGCTTCGCTAGAGAGAACTGCGTTCTCTTCGGGAAGAGTTAATACAGGTATTTCAGATATATCAGCCATTACGCAAAAGTTTCTACGAAGGCTTTAACATCTTCAGTAGGCTCCGCTTGGCTGATAGCCAGAGACGGTGCGAACCAACTGTATTTTCCACGGCTGATCAAAGAACTTTTAAAGTCCCAGATCCGATGCTGTAGCGAAGCCTTCGGGTTGAAGGCGGCGAACGTCGCCAAACGTTTGAACGTCTGGCGGTAAGCGTCCTTTGCTACATTGATGCGACCAATAGCGTAGTTGTTATCGCCAATGGCGAATGGATACGCGGCCTCATCATCATTACCCTCCGGTTGCTGGAACAGGAGGGTGATCTCAGCGAATTCAAGCATCTCGTACTCGCTGTTCTGTTCGATCCGATTAGCGTCCTCTTGAGTGTATGCCACTTGAGGAATCTCGTCGGAGTCGTAGTCTATGTTCTCCCGCCACCCCTTCATGACGGAAAGAACAGTTACAGGGACCGTCTGGTCCGCTTCAGCAAGGGTATGCTGTTTGTCGAGCACCACGGCCCCCAAGGGAGCCTCGATGTCGGATGTTTTCTGCACCACGTTGATACGGGGTACGTCGATATCGCTGGATGCGATGGCTATGCCACTAGCATTGCTGGCGGCGAGTTCTGACTTAGGTGCTTCTGCAATCGCAGTGCTTGCTTGCTTCTTACTCACTGTTTCTTGTTTCGTGTTTCTGGATTAACGACTCGCGATAGTAAATCGTTCGTCTGAGGCGCGGATAATGCCCGCTTCTTCGCAGGCGTCAATAAAATTCAACTCTTTTTCTCGCCGCCCGCCTTTTTCCGCTTGAGCGCCAACGAGTTTTGCAATCTTTGCGAGGGGTAAATTAGCGGCTTCCAATAGGTCTCTGGCCTCCAGACCATGCTCTTCTGCTATGGTAGCAAAGGTCTCATTGTCCATAATCTTTCTGGTGCGCCCCATTGACCGTAACTTTAAGCCGTCAAGTTCTGCTCCCCCTTTGGCCGCTTCGATTGTGCGCTCTTTGATACGAGCAGCCCAGTTCTCCACAATCTTGGCGATGTTGAAGAGTTCTGACAAACGCGCAGGGTCATCAATGTTCTCCAGATCCACATCAGGGATCGTGGAGTCGAGCTTCTTTGCTACGTCGAGGACCAGCCCACCCAAAGCAGGGCAAGCGTCTTCGTGTTTGCAGAACCGACAGTACTGAGTCGGGGTGCAGTCCTTGAGGTCTATCTCTCCTTTGGCCCACTTGGGCCGAACTTCTTCGCCCTTCTTGATAACATCACTCAACTCCTGAATAAGGCCAGCTAAGTCATCACGGCTGAACGTGTGGTGCAAAGAGTCGTTATGCTGTGGCACATAAAACACAAAGACGATCTTCTCGATATTCTTGTATTTCTGGAAGGCACCAACTGCATAAGCCTTGGCTTGCCAGTTCTTGTCAGGTGGGTCGATGATGCTGATGCCTGTTTTGTAATCAGCCATTACAGCTTCGGTACCGGACTCAAGGATTAGAAACCTGTCACAAGTCCCCCATGTTTCCGTCCCGTCTAGTTCGACATCAACTTGGATCTCGTTGTGTTCTTCCTTCACGGGTGGGAAGTTACCCATGAAGTCGGTTTCCATCTCTACAATCTGGTCGTAGATACTTGTTTCATTTTCGTTGTGGAGAGCAGAGGGGTCACGGACTTCCAACGCTTCGTGGATGCGCGTCCCCATCTCAGCGGCTGCACTGGTCCCGTCCTTCCCCTCGTACCCCGCACATGATGCGACGTACTTCAGGGAAGAGGGGGAGAACTCAGCGTGTCCTCTGGAACTATGGTCTGGGCTATCCTTCATCGCGGGCTTCCTCTAGTTGTTCGGTAATGTGCTCTATAATATGGTCTTCTATTGGCGGGGTGCCCCGCATTGCTTCTTCGACACCTCGCTTCATGCCCATCTCTATGGCATTGCGAGTATCCGGTCCAGTGCATAGGGCTTTATCTATACCGTCTATTATTGCTTCACGAATAAGACGCGGCATAAATACTGGTTCGTTGACGTTTTCGGGATCAAACAGGTCGCGGATAGCCCCACTTATCGTGTGGGTTATCGCGTTATACACGACTTGCTGCATTTCTTTGGTGTTTAGGTCAATGTTCATTTCGTTGGTTGTTGTTTAGGAGTGGAGAATGTTTAGGTTTGTCAGCCGTTTACCTACTGCTTTCATCACGGCTTCTTCGACGCTCTTGTTAGCTACAAGAATCTTCTGGATTGCATCACTCTTAGCACCGTTGCGGTGGATACGCCCCAGAGTTTGGAGGTGGTTCTTTGCTGAGAAAGATGGGCAGATCAACGAAACTCTCTGGCGATTACCTTTAGTGTCATGGAGGGATATGCCAGTACCTCCTGCCGCGATGTTCACAACCAAGACATGCTTTTCATCATTCTGGAAGCGGTCAATGGCTTTCTGTCTTTCTTCTGCTGACTGGCCTCCTTCGACTCTACCGCAGTTGAGGTTCTGGCACAGGGTCTGAACTGTGTCAGAGAAGTTTACGAAAAGCACAACGCTCTTGCCTTCTGCTACCAGATCGTCAGTCATCTCAACAAGGTCGGGGATCTTGAATGATTCTGCCAGTTGACGGGCGCGCAGGATGTTTACGAGTACGTGGTCGCTATCTTCAACTGTACCCTTCTCAATATACTGTTGGACAATCTCAGGAGTAATCCCTGCTTTCTTGTAAGCAGACCTGATTTTGGAGGAGTTACTGAACTCAATGGTCTCAATAATTACGCGGTTGTTTTTAAACGAGTCGGGGAAATCTGCTGCTGTTAGCTTGGCTACATTCTTGTTGTACATTTGGTCGCGTAGTTGCGGTAGCACAGACCTTCTGATGAGTTCCCATTTACCCCACTCATTCTGGGCACATCCGTTTTTCAACATCCATGAGTACCAGCTTTGAAGACCGTTCTCTGTTTTGTTAAGAGAATGCATCCCCAACATGTACCCAAGCCCTCTCATCTCGGTAGGATCTTCTGCCGCTGTAGCCGACATCCCGTGTACCGAAAACCCCTGCTGTATAAGAGAAATAACGAGTTGGGCATTCTGGGTGTAAGGCCCTTTGCACTTATGGATTTCATCCACCAAGACAAGGGTATCTTCGGGTAAGTCCCACCTCATGATTTTCTTCCCAGCTTTTTTCATATGGGGAGTTCGTCCTGTGCGGAGCTTCTCAAAGTTAAGAACAAAGACAGGGCTGAGTCCCGTCTCAGCCATCTCTCGTTCCCACGAAGGCACGACAGCTTTTGGGCATATTACTGCTACGGGTCGGCCAAGCGTTTTTGCCATTTGGCAAGCGGTTACAGTTTTGCCTACTCCGGTGTCAGATGTTTCGCATGTATTGTTGCCCTGTCTTTGCTGGTTTACAAAGAAGTCGTGGATTACCTGTTGCTTCGGGAATAGAGTTTTCATTAGTGTAAGCGGTTACTAAACATTGCGTGCATAAGGACCATGCCCAATTGGTATCCGGCTTTGCCAAAGCCCTTGTAAACCTTACGGTGCCGCTCTGGTGTAATGATGACTATTTTGTCGTCTTCAGTTCTCCCTATGCGAAAGCCTAGCTGGAAAGCAGGCTCAACAGCCTTACGCCAGAGGGATAGCGTTTCTGGTGTGGGGATCTCGTGAACCTCAAAGAAATGAGTCACTGTTTGTGGTGTGATGTATTTTGGCATTGCCTATGCCCTTACCACAGACCGCGCCCTACCCCAATAAAAAAATCAACTTTTTTCTAAACGCTGGCGGTGTTTTCGCTACGAGGAGAACTATCGTGGGTACCCATTCTCTCTGAAACGTCTTTTCTCACCGCCAGCGCCTAGTACACATCACACACGCACAGACAAGTGCAGGGGCAGAATAGGTCGGAGTCAGACTTCCGTCAACCTTTTTCTTTCTCTGATGTAATGGGCTATGAGAAAAGCATCCACCATGCCGTCGTGGGGGGTGCGGCATCTTTTGTTCTTCAGCCAGTTCTCTGATGGCTCAAGTTCCTGCGCCTTGTCTAGTGCCGCCTGTTTTGTTTTCCCCTTAGGGATGTATCCCAGCATGGCTTTTTGCCATTTGTGGACACTGACTCTTATTACATCGTATCCTTTGCACTCGGACATACCCAGTAACTTGCCAAATGAAATAGCCATAGAGCGCACGGCTTGCGAACTCTTTGCATGTGCCAGTGGTTCTTCAATAGCTAAAACAAAAGGCGTGTTTAAATCTGATAACCACTTGTGAATCTTGCAGATATCAATCTCACGCTTTTTGCTTTGCTGGCGGCAAGGCATGGCAATCTTGTCGATAAGGCTACCGTCGAATTGTGCGATAGCGCAAAGCCCGCCATCAAGACCGTTGTCTACACCAACAATCACTCGTCGTGATCTAGTGCTTTTATTTCAGCGACCCAACCAGCTTTGTCTACGTCAGCTTTAATTCTGCCAACATACCGGCCAAGGATTGCTAAAGTATTTTCATCATCGGTAAGACCCTCTTCGATTAACTTGGCCCTCCCCTGCAACCATGTAGCTAACACTTTGCATTCACTAGCGCACACAATCTTTCTAGCTTCTTTAGTTGTAGCATCCATCATTCTCTATCTTTGTTTTCTGCTTCCTCTCTCAAGAGGGCTTTGCAGAGGATGGCGTAATTGACAATGTCATCGCATGCGTCCTCTACAGATTCGTTTACTACCCGCAGTTTTCCATCAGCCACGAATGAGCGAATCCTCATCAGCTTATCCTGTACACGAAGCAGGAGTCCGGTTGCAGGGTGCAGTCCCAAGGATCGAGATGCCTTGAAGTTCTCAAGGGCATCAGTGGCTTCGGACCCACCTGTGTAGTCAGAGTTCTTCTGGCGCATGATCTCGTGCGCGGCTTTACACGTTTCTTCGTGTATCAGGAGGAGTTGTTCAGTGTTCATCTGAGGGTATTGCTTTTTTAGCAATCAAAAGACCGTCACCGTCGTAAGGGACTTCGTAAGTCAGCCCTTTTTCTAAAAGGCGCATGAAGCACACTTCTTTCCATGTAGAGGGTATAACGCGGTAGTATGTCCCTTTAGCAATGACTACACGGTAAACAAACTTGTTTTCAAACAAGTCTTCTCTTCGCAGGACCGAAGGGTTCTCTACCACATGGCGTTGCTGGAACATCGGGCATCAGGTTTTTAAAAACGCAGGTGCGCTATCACCACTAGCGTTTTGGGCAATATAGTCAATTAAATTAGAAGCCGACTTTTTTGTGATGTGCCATTTCTTAGATAAGATGTGCGCCGACAGTTCGTGGCTGTAGCAAGAAATAGGTGGCCCGTTAGGGTGGCGTATCACTCCCATATATGCTTCAGCCAGCTCATCTAGGATTGTTATTGCGTAATGGCCTTCAACATCTTCAGGCCCGTTAAAATCTAAAGAGAACCTATCACTCCAGTTCATTCTTCTTGGTTTCCTCTACGTCTATGATCGGTTTATCGGAGACCCGTTTTTTCCCGTCTTGGTCAGTAGAGTTGTTTAAAATTGAAATATCTATCTGCATTCTGCCCCCACCCCCACCTGTTTTGGCATTAAGCCCAAGGTTGCGTCGAATCAATTGATCCAGTTCGGACATCTCTCGTATCGTTCTCGGCCCGCGCACTAGGTTCATGCTGTCTCGCAAAAGCTTAATTCCAGCGGCGGCAACGTAATGCTGGTATTTATCAGCAGGGGAATTCTGTGATTCCGCTATCTCTGCGAGTATCTGATCTTCTTTTTCTGAAGCCGCCAGACGAGCTTCTGTGGCGGCTTGCTGGGTCATGTCCGAAAGATTTACTTCCAGTTTTTCTTTAAGCTCGTCCTTGTCAGGGGTTACGTTAGGTAAATTAAAGCCTGCTTTTTTTGGGGGAAGCCCCAGTTTACGAAACCATCTCCTTACTGTATTCTGGTGTACACCTAGATGGCGTCCGATAGCTGCATTAGTCATTCCCTGTGAATTTAGTTCCAAAGCTTTTTGGACTATTTCAGTATTGCCGTCGTTCTTCCCTGCCATCTTAAATAAATAGACTTATATCTAGTTCCATCATGCCGTCCGATCCAACCAAACGCAAGCGCGTTATAGAGCCGCGTATCGACCCTAAAACAAAAAAGATGGATGTGGGGGGATTGTTAATCCCGCCTACAAGTTTAATAACGGCACTGTTGTATGGTTTTGCTCACCATCCCCGCCCTATAGCTCGTGAATATTACTTTTGGAGAATATGTGATGAGCTGTGGAATCATGATGATCTGCCAGAACCTATGATGGTGCGCCATCCTTGGGCAGAGCAAATGATCAGAGCGGCTATACACAACAAGTATTTGTCCATAGGGGGATCAGCCTCATCCGGTAAATCACACACAATGGCTGCTTGGGGGATAGTGAACTGGTTATCCCAGCCGCGCGATACTCTTATCCTGATGACTTCGACTACGTTGCGTGAAGCACGTAAACGTATATGGGGATCTGTTATATCGCTACTGTCAGTGATTGATGGTGCCCCGATCAAGATTCGGGATTCAATTGGAAATGCTGCGTATGTTGATGAGAAAGAAAACCTGATTGAGCGAGCAGGCTTGTCTCTTATCGCCGCTGAAAAGTCCAAGACCCGTGAAGCGGTAGGTAAGTTTATTGGTATAAAACAGAAGCGAGTTATCTTAGTAGGGGATGAGCTGTCTGAGCTGTCTCAGGCCATTCTTCAGGCAGGCTTGACGAACTTATCAAAAAACCCCCATTTCCAAATGATTGGGATGGCTAACCCCAACAGTCGTTTCGACGCTTTCGGGGTCTGGTCCGAACCGAAAGACGGCTGGGAGTCTGTAGATATACAATCCGCAGATGAGTGGGATACCAAGTGGGGCGGGAAATATATTCGACTGGATGGAGAACGCAGCCCAAACATCCTTTTAGGCGAGACCAAGTATCCTTGGCTCCCGACTGCTGCAAAACTGGAGGAGGACCGAATACTACTGGGGCCGGAATCAAGAGGCTACATGCGAATGGTCAGGGCTATCTTTTTCGATAGTGATGAGACGACGGGCATTTATGCCGAATCTGAGCTAACTAACTGTGGGGCAATGGGTAAGGTAGAGTGGGAGGGCAAGCCCACAATGGTTGCTGGTATTGACCCTGCATTTACAAATGGGGGCGACCGGACGATCTTGTCGATTGCTGAGGTGGGTTATGCCAGAAATGGGCAGTACGTTTGCCAGTTTACTGATGCGATCCACCTTAATGATGATGCAACAAACAAGGCGGTGCCGCGCACTTACCAGATTGTTCAGCAGATTGTTGACCATTGTAAGAGAAAGGGAGTCAGTCCTGAGAATGTAGCGGTGGATTCCACTGGTGCGGGCGCTCCTTTCTGTGATGTGCTGGCGGGCGAGTGGTCACCTAACTTTATGCGGGTGACGTTTGGTGGGAAGGCCTCTGACAAGCGCGTCTCTATGAACAGCCAGCTCACAGGAGAAGAACTTTACATGAACCGCGTATCTGAATTGTGGTTCGTGGGTAAGGAACTTATGCGGACCCGACAGATCTATGGGATTAGCTCCGACCTTGCTCAAGAGATGTGCGCCCGTAATTACGATATGATCAAAACTGGTTCCCTTAAAGTGAAAATTGAATCCAAGCCAGACTTCAAGTCACGCTTCGGCCGAAGTCCTGACTTGGCTGACGCAGCATTCCTTGCGCTGGACTGTGCGCGCCAACGACTAGGACTCGTGGCAGTTGATCCACCGAAAGACGATCAGGGTACGGGGTTCAGGAAACGGGTTACAATTGAGTCGCTGGGTAAGGCTCTTCAGAACACAGATACGAGTTTACTTTCCTGACCCGAACTCAAAAAGTCCTCCCCAAATACATATGGTACCAATGATCTTATCATCAGTACCAAGTAATTCTGAAGGGGAGTTTTTGGTTGCCTTTCTGCATTTTTGCTACAATTGACATTTTTAAGGTAAAAAGGTAATTTATACCTTGTGGCTGCAAAAAGATTTAAGCGCCTGCCTTCTGGTAGAATTCAGTATATGGGAGAGACCTATGCTGGGTTTAATAAGCCTAAAAGAGCGCCTAAAGGCTCGAAGAAAAAATTCGTCGTATTAGGCAAACAGGGCGACAAGATTAAAAAGGTTTCGTACGGACATCGTGATTACAGCGATTTCCGAAAACACAAAAACCCTAAACGCCGCGCTAATTTTAGAGCGAGGCATAACTGCAAAACTGCAAAAGATAAAACAACTGCCCGCTATTGGGCTTGTAAACACCTTTGGTAATCATGGCTAACGGAGACAAAGACGATAAGAAGAAGAAGAAGAAAAACGTGAGGGTACTTCGGCCTCAAGGGTCAGGTGCTACAACTTCACTTGGAGAGGTAGTTGAAGGGGTATCTGAAGGCACCCGTAAGTTTTTCACTAAAACAGTTCCAGCAGCAGGCAAAGCAGTAGGCACAGCAGGCAAAGCAGTAGGCACAGCAGGCAAAGCAGTAGGCACAGCAACTGTTGAGGCTTTCCAACCTTCTGTAGTCCCCACAGGGCCTGAAGTTGATTTTGAATCGAACGTTCGGGAGCTAACCGGAGATAAAGAAGACGGTGAAAATGAAAAAATAAAAACCGAACTGGCTAGGAGCACTGCTGGCGGGCGACCTAAAGATGATAGTGACGACTTTACTCCTAAACCCAAGTTTTTTGGCCCTATGGGGAGGTCTGTAACGGGCCCCGCAAGCAACATTGCACCATATCAGCAAGAGCGGGAAGAGGCGTTAAGACTTAAAGCCTTCCCACGAGAACGAAAACAAAGCCTTTCACCAGATCAGCAAGAGGCGGCAAGAAACGACCTTGCATTTGACAGTGATGGCGACGGGATACTCAGCGCCTCTGAACAAGAAGATGCGCGAGCTTTTCAGCGGGAAGAAAGAATAAGAGGTTACAAAGAAAGCACAGAAAGAAACAAAGCCAAGCTTGCAGAAATTGAAGCCCGCAGACTAGCCACGGCTTACGACCAACGGAAACTAAAGGAAGATACGACCCCTAAGCCCGTTGATGTAACTGCTCAAGTAGAGCGTCTGGCTGAACAACTTGATAAGAAAGACCAGATAGCTAAAAGAAGAGCTAAAGAAATAGAAGGCCTTGATGTTGGCGGTTTAAGAGAAAAAGATTTTGCTAGCAGAGAAGCTTTTGTTTCTGCTGTCAAAGAAAGAAACGACCCGAACCGCCGCCCACTTGGTTCCGGTAGCTCTCTACGCCAGACCCCTCGTGAGTTAGGCCGTTTATCAGGAGCTATGGATCGCGCAGGTCGCAAGCTAATCCGTAAAGGGGCGGCTGCGCAAGGGTTTGCTATGTTTGGAAAAGCAGCCACCCAACGCTCTAATGAAGGAAGTGCTATTTCTACGCCTGAACGTCTCGCCCGTGAAGAGGAAGAACGCAGGCAACGAATAAACCTGATAGGTGCTACGCAGCAACGCATGAGAGATTACCAGAACCTCCGCAACCAGATGGGAACTTCCCTATAGATATGGCCCTTGAATTTAACAGCGACGACGTAATCCAGACCAGTAAGGTCGCTTCCGGCATGGGAGACTTTTTTCCTGAGTCTGGAATGCGCGCATCAGAGGTCCGACGGATTCAAGCTAACTACACCCAGAACATTGCTCCTTTGCAGGATCGCTTGATGAATTTAGACAACAACATCATGCGTCTGCAATCACAGGATTTAGCATATAAGAATGCCCAGCTAGAGTTTAAACGCAAAAAAGAAGAGCAAAGGCTTCAACGCGATTTTAATAACCCTGCTTTGTATGAACAGATCGACGCTGTTTTAAGTAGTGAGCTTCCACCCCTTGAACAAAAGAATCAAATCCAAGAGATAGGGCGACAGAACCCTCAGGCTTTACTTAATGTGCCTGTGTTTGAGCAAGTATATAATACGGCTATAGAACAGACTAGAACGCGCGCTGAACAAGAAGCAAAGACTACAAAACTAGAAGAAGGAGCCGCCCAGATAGGTAACAGGTTGTTGTCAATGCCGTCTTCCTCCGCTCAAAAAGCAGGCGCTGAACTTCTTCGTGGAAGAATGTCTCTTGATGACGCCATTACTGTTTTGGGAGAACAGCAAAAAGAAGCTCAAAATATTGCCCAGCAAGAGACGCTAAGGGCGGAAAAAGAGGAAGTCTTAAAAGAAGATATTTCTTTAGTGCAATCAGCAAACGTAAAAGATTTTTCTTTTCAAGATTACCTTGAAACAGCGTCTGACGAAGTAAGAGATGCTTACGACGCTTTAGAAACAAATGAGCAGAGGACTCTGTTTATTATCGAAAATCAGCCCCCTATCAGATTTAACTCTGTTTACCGAAATCGGTTGATTCGCAGGCTGGCCAGACGGACAAACAGAACACAAGAAGAAGTAAGGAAGGCCTACCCCCGCACCGACCCTAAATCCGATGTTAAGCTTCTTGAGGACTTAAAAGACGCGGTAGACGATGCAAGAGCTGCTTTTGTAGGGGGCGACTTCGAAGACCCTCTTCGTGATTTGGAAGACACCAGAGATGAGAGAGACATTCGTGGGGCTATAGTCCCCCCTCGTGGAGATTAACTGCAATTAAACATATAACCTGACTTAGCTGTGTCTGAGCTTGTAAAATTCGATGATTGGTCACTCACTAGTGACCTAGATGACCCCGTTGATCGTAGAATCGCCCACGCGGATTACATACGAGAATCTTATTTCAAAGATGGGAAATATAGTGATGAAATAGCGGGGATAATTGACCGGAACTTGGGGCAAGCTTTGGCAACCCCTACTGATGAGGGGGGTAGTGGGCTAACGGCAGATCAGATAAATGAGGCCTTTAGTAGGGATTACTCCCCTTCTTATGAAGAAAAAGCTCAGGCTGTATCTAGAGCGAATGTCATAGACCCCCGTTCTGATGATGGGGATCCAATCAGGGCATATAACGCTTTTATAAAAATAAAAAATAAGGGGGACGCCGATCCAAACTATCTGGCTCAAGAAGAAGCTCTTTTTGGAGAAGCTTCGGCTATGGTCGATAAATATTATGAGGATGCTGTAGATAAGATCCGCTCTGATGGAGGGTCTCCGTTTGTCCGCGTTGCTAGGCCTGATGGTGGTTATTATTTAAAGAGTGGTCCTGCTGCTGATGGTCTTACCCCTTACGAAGCTTACAAGCAAAGTGTAGATGCGGGGTTCCTTAATGCTCGTGACATACGGGGGGTACAACAAGCGATGACCCCCTTTGAGGATAGCGGGGTTCCCTTACACAAACGTGCCCATTATGAAGACGCTATTCTTGCGATAAACACTGCACTTGGAAGTGACCAAGACACAGAATCCTTGACAGGTGCGATGCATCGTTATGCACAGAGGCTCGGCGTTCCTGATGATCGGGTCAATGTGTCTTTGAACGAAGAACTTCGTGCGGACGTAGTAGAAGAGCTTGAGTACTTGTTTCCTGATACCTCACGTATTCCTTTAAAAGACCGCTTCGCCGCTGTGGATTACATGGTCGGGGAAATGGCTATGTCGTCGGGAGTTATTCGCTTTGATGAGGGCAATCTTTCAAACAATGTTCGGACTTACGGCTATGGCGACATGGTCATGCATGGCGATCTCCTTGCCAAGAAGTCTTTGTTCGAAGAAGCCATTAAAGATTACTCTGGTCCGCAAAAAGAGAAGCTAAGACTACGACGTCGCAACAGGCTTAATGGTGCTATGTTCAATGACTTTAATGAAGTCATAAACAGGACATACCTGTCTTCTAAATGGAATGAGGCAGTCGCCCAAGGCTTGCTCGATGGTAAAGAAGAGTCCGAAATTTTTGACGAGTTTTTTGAGAACAATGATTACAATGAGTTTAGGAATGAGTTCGTAGGGTCGGTCCTGAGGTCTGTGCCAGACGCCTTTACTGATACAGTGGCTGCTTTGGGGGTAGCCGCTACAAGTTTTGATGGCGAGCCAAACAAACTCGCCCAAGATACACTTATTAAAAATCAGAGGGACCGTGCTGCGCGGGCGCGGTTAGCAAACATGATGGGGGACAAGGTAGGCTGGGTTACGACTCTTTCCTCCATGATCGCCCCTGTAGCCGTTGACCTTACTGCTACAGCAGCCTTAACAACAACTACTGGTGTAGGTGGAGCGGGTTATCTTGGCCTTAAAACCGGAGCAAAACTTACTACCAAAGGAATAGCTACAGGTATTCTTGCAGGTTCCTTGAAAAGAAAAACGATTGGGGGTGCGCTAGAAACCGCAGAGCAAGCTGCCGAACGTCTTGTAGCGAAAGACCTCATTGTATCTTTTGGTAAGAAGAAAAAAAGTTTTGCCAATGAGGCCACGAGAGAAGCTTTCGAGAAAGCCACTGCGGTGGATGTCATCAAAAAGTACAATCAAGTAGTAGCCAAGAATTCTACGCTTTACCCCGCCATGTTTGTGCCTGCTGCGACCCGCAGTGGAGGCATGACTTACGCTTCTGTTTACAGTGCTTTGCCTGATGATATGCCGTCTGAAGAAAGACACCAGAAGGCTCTGGGGGCTGGGCTCATGGCGTCTGTTGTTACAGGGGGTCTTGTTTTAGGTTTCCGCGCCATTGGAATGGGCGGTGTAGAAGATTTTATTATTGGTCGCGCTAGTACTTCCCAAGTAAGGGAACAGCTTAAACGCACTGTCGCCAACACGGTTGCTCACAGATCTAGTATCCAGAAACTAGGGCAATTACCCGATGATGTCTATGACGCGGCTTTAGCAAAAATATCCGCAGAGGGGATTAAAAGATCTTGGAAAGAATTTGTCCCTACAAATGCGATGCTTCGTTACGGGAAAAATTTTGCTGACGAGGCTTTAGAAGAAGGACTGGATGAATTCATCAATAGCTTCATTCAGACGGGGTTCACTGGAGAAGACATGCCCTTCACAGATCGAGTCACGGGCGCTTATATTGCTGCTGCTTATGGGGGAGCCTTTGGCTTGGGCATGCCTCTCTTTAGAGACACATTGGGCCGTGCCGCACGGGGGTCGGCTGTTACTAGTGAGAGGGCGGCTAAAAGAGAGGTGGCCACACGAATAGCGGAGGAGATAAATACACAACGCGCCAGAGAAGCTGGCCAGAAATTAAGAGATCTAGACAGTCCTGCGACAGCAGATGCTATTGAGGACATCATGGACGAAAGGGAAAGGGCAAACATCGACCCAGAAAGAGCCACCGACCCCTTTTACCGAAGTGGCCCACGAGAACCCGCGCAAACCCAAGAGCAAACCCAAGAGCAAACCGAACCATCTGAGATCACCCCTGTTGAGGAAAGAGAAAAACCCCAAAATGTTGTTGAAGCCTATGCCCGTTTAGGCGTGGCTGTGGGCGCTACTTTTGCTCAGATACAAGCTGCTTACCGGAATTTAGTACGTACAAATCACCCTGATGTGAATCCTGCTCCTGAAGCGGAGCAAGTAATGCAGGAGATCAACGAGGCTTGGGACATAATCAAGAAAGACGCAGCGGATCAAATAGTAGACGCCGTATCTAAAGCGACTCCCGAACAACATGGAGCCGCTGCTGAGGAAGAAATAATCAGAACCTCTGGCCGTGAAGGAGGTCAGATAATACCTGTGCCTCAGGTTAGGGTTCCGACCCCTATCGAAATAGAGGACTACTTCAAAGATCTTTCTGCGCAAGTGCTTACTAGACCAGACCTAGATCCTTCAGACCTAATTACAGTAGAAGCACTGGAAAGAGAAGAGGCAGCAGAAGCAGAAGCACGAGAGAGGAAAGACGATGAAGACGCAGCACCTGAATCCCGTACTCCCGAAACTCAGAAGTCAGGATCTGAGGGTTTCATGGAAATGTATGAGGCAGAGACTAAACAACTGCCTCAATTGAGGCTACAAACGGGGGGAGAACGTCAACGTGCCACGGCCCCCACAGCGTCAGAGTTGATAGACCTCCGAAAGACTAGCGGAAAAACAGTCCACCTCGATGTTATCAAAGTTGCGCCTACGCTACAACAGCAAGGGGCGGGCACTGCGATTATGGCCCGCCTTGCTGAAATCGCAGACGCAACTGGCACTCGCATTACCCTTGATGTACAAGCGTTTAAGGGTGGGCCATCTAAAGAAAAACTAAAAGAGTTCTACGGACGATTTGGGTTTACCACGCAAAGAGGTAAGAGGATGGTGCGAAAACCAACGACTCTCCAAAGGACCGTGGGGGGCTTTTGGATCCAGTCACCTGAAGTAGCAGGGGCAGAGGGGTCTATGCCCTCTCTGAACACCAACCAACTAGCGGCTCTTAAATCAGAACTCCCAGCCGACCTGTATCAACGTCTTTTAGAGAATAAAGTAAAATATGCCACTACCCCCTTCATTGCTTCATCTTCTAAGACAGAGGTCTCAGAAGCAGAACACAGCTTGATTGTAGAGGCTTTGCAAAAGCAAAAGGATAAGCTCCTCAAAAACCCCCCTAAAGGGGAGCTTACTCTAGCAACGCTTAACAAAAAATTAAAGGCCTTGGGGGTTACCGTTAAAAAATCCAAGACAGTAGGGCCCCAAGGAGACCCTGTCGGTTTAATATTTGGTGGCAAAGCCACGAAAATAAAAAACGTCACCGATAAGCCGTTTAGCGAGTGGGTTACCGAAGCCCATGAGGGCGTTATTCAGGCTCTTACTTTTGAACTGTCCCCTAAAGTAAAACAAGAGCAGGAGCTGCAAGAGGAGGGAGTAGCCGCCGCTGAAGCAGAAGAAGAGCTTGTAATAACAGAGGATGACCTGAACGAGTTTTCTGACAACGCAAATGCAGCAGGTTTGGATTCTGAAGACGCCGTGGAAGCCTTGAAGGCTGTTGCTGAAGACATTGCCCAAGCCCGTGAGGAGGCCGATGTTGTTGTAGAAACAGACGAGACTTCAGAAATATCTAAGGTAGAAGCTTTCGCCCAAAGAATGGAAAAGAAGGCTGAACAAGCCAGACGAAACCTACGCGAAAAACGTTCTCGTTTTAATCTAGGCCTCGACCCAACGACCCTTTCGGATTTAGCTATTATTGGAGCGGCATATATAGCCCGAAAAATAGCTAACTTCGACGCGTGGACGAAACAGCTATTGTCCGATTTCAAAAATGATTACACGAGAGAAGAGCTAGAGCCCCATCTAAACGACATATTTAAAGAGTCTCAAAAAATATATCGCGAAGAGTTTAATACCCCCGAAGACACCGCTGATAATGACCCCGATAGCATTGACGCGGAAGTCACCGAAGAAGCCACCGAAAGCCCTGACTCATTCTCAGACAGAGTTTTGCGCGACAGGATACGCGAACTTATACACTTACATGTCCGGTCGGGCATCCCAGTGGATATAACGAAAAAAACCCCCTATGGGTTCCCTGATGCTACATTCAAAATCGCCACATTACTTGGCGACGCTGGCCCAAAGACTAGAAAGTGGACAAGAGAGGCTCTTACCTTAACGATTAACAACCGTATTAAAAGGCGCTACCCTGTACCCACGATTGCTAAAGCAGTTGAAGCAGCTAAAACAGTTGGCCTAACTGATACTCAGGCTAAAAATTTGTCTGGGGAATCTAAAGACGATAAAAGGTACACTAAGTGGCATCACGACACAGCTTTTGGAGTGTTTAATAACCACCCTGCGAGCGTTGCTGCATTACTCAGAAAAGAGAAAGTTCTGGTAAGGGTTCCCGATATTTACATAAAAGATGGGGAGTATATCGGCAACCCAGCTATTGCTGTTGTTGAAAAGTTCGATGACCTTACGAAAACAAAAAGATTTTTTGCTGTAGATGTCGAGGCCCCTGTAGCGGGTTTTGAATTTACTAAAAGGTCCATAGTTTACAAAGACACCCTCCAGTCTGACCTTTCAAAATATTTGTTGGGCCACCTAAAGATAAACGCGGCTTTTGAGCGGAACGCTGTCCCAAGTTATCTTAATGCTCAATTGGGCCCGACAAATAATAAAGGAGAGCCTGTTGGGGACCAATTGGTAGTTTTCGACGCAGAGCGAGACAGGAAAGAAAGAGGAGGACCCACCGCCCCCCTGAATGCTTTGTTTGCGAAAGAGTATACGGGCATAGTTACTGGCAGTACGACTAGCCCTCTTGGCTCCATGATAAGCCGGATACTAAATGTAAAGGCCTTCCGTGAAGGAGCTGGTGTCTCCTTTGAGGAGTACACAACAGCTAGAGCTATGGCTTTAGCTGAAGTTTACACAATCCTCCATAAAGCGATGCTAGCCCCCGGTTATGGTTCCCGTTCTCTTAGAACGAGGACAGTTGCAGAAGGGGAGAAGTCATTTGATGTCCTTGAGCTTGACCCTGAAATAGAAACGGAAACGCTAGCTGGGCATATGCATCTCGAAGAGATAGTGTCATATACCCCTCCTAGGTTTGCTAACCCTGTGCCAGTCCGACGGATGGAGGACGGGTTGGTCGTAGAGGACGCGAACAGCCTCGAAAGCAAAGCGGCCTTCTTACTGAAATATGGGTTTCCTGATAGTAAAGACAGGCCTATAATTACAACCACCCCTACTTCTAGAACTCTTGCTGATAACTGGGCAGAAATAACTATTCGTCAATATTTTGCTAAAGAAGCACGAGACAATATAAAATACCTTAAGGGTGATACAATTGATCTTTACGCTATAATTCGCGATGCAGGTAATAGGGCTCGGCAGAGGCTTATTAGTCGGCGGGCACTCCTGTTCCCAGATGTCACCAATATTTCTTTCGACGCCTCACAAACTGTAACTGAATTTGAGGCTGATCAGCAAGACCTAGCTGCTGAACAAGATATAGACAAAGAGGATCTGCCGATTCCTGAAATTCAAGAATTCGGTGTTGAGAACCTTACTGGAGAAGAAGTCCAGTCTCTTTGGCGGGAGGCCACAATGCTCGATGCCGCTGACATGGAGAATGCGGTGGAGTCTGTGCGGGTAGACGTAAGGAACTACTTAAGGGCACGCGGACCCAACACTATTAGGGAACAAAACCTTTTTACTGATGCGCTGAAGCGCGTCGTCGTAGCCGTTGAAGGCGATTCTGCCCCTCCCCATGTTCTTGAACAAACCCAACCCGCTCGTATTTTTGAGCATCTCCTTAATGTCGCTAGAGTCAACCACAGAACATCAGATTTTGTAGCGCGTCTAAATAAGGCTGTGGCCTCCGAAGAGGTCTTGATGAAACAAAACTGGAATGTCATAAACATATTTAGATCGTATGTTCCTATGTTCAGCCCCCGAAAGGCAGAACTTACTAACGACATCGCTAGAGAAGTTCTCGCGAAGCTGGGTGTAAACCATGCCCCCTCAATTTTCCTTGGGAAGAAGTTCAATTACTACCGCCGCAAAAACCAAAGTGTGGTAAGTAGATTGGGCTTAAAATCTGGTGACCCTTCTTCAGTAATCGACGCTTTGCAGAAGATTGCGAAGTCCAGTCGTAACAGGCAGCATCGGTTGGTAGCTGAACTTTTGCTACGAAACCCAGAGCTTCTTTCTCGCGTCAAGTTCTCTATATATGATGTGCCAGATGGGTCTGCGGGGAACCACACCACCTTTGAAGATGGTTCCCAGATGGTCAGCATAAACTTGTCGGGGTTTTATGGTCAAGGGGTAGAGTCCGTCCTTCTCCACGAATATATACATGCCTTCACTGTAGATCTTCTAGCCAAGCCAGAATCTGAGCTTACCCCCAAACAACGCGGGGCTAAGAAGAGACTAGAAGGTTTGTTCAAGATCTCTTCCCAGTCCCGAAACGAAGCTTCAGAAAATCTGGAGTTTGACCATGCTATGGGGAGTCTCGACGAGTTTGTGGCGACGTTCTTCTCGTCAGCCACTTTTCAAAGAACGCTTAAAAGCACACAGCCTAAAGATAAACAACGTAGCCTGTTCCGCCGCATAGCCGATGCTATTTTGGATTTGTTTGGGGTCAGAGCGGACGCCAAATTCCGCGAGGCTTTTGATAATTTGATAGACTTTGTTAATCTTGGGAACGCTGAAGGGCAGACCACGCCCTTCGGTGACATGGATAATAGGATTGATAGGGCTCGGTCCCGCTATCGAAATGTATTGAAACTCGACTTTATGCGGACTTCCCCCTCTGGGGCGAGGTTCAGTCCTTTTGGCTCTGAAGGCGGGATTGAAGCTGGGGAAATGACTCCTGAACAGGAGGCCGAAATCCAAGCACTTGTAGAAGAGTCTTTGAGTAGTATCCCTCCTTCTGTTGCAGTGTCGATGGTAGATACTGCCGCCGATGCCCCAGATATTTTTTCAGGTAGGCCTGACGAAGCATTCGCTTCTGTGGTAGTTGAGAAAGACGGGGAGAGAGTCCCCGTCATTTATGTGATTCGGGAGAATCTAGTGAGAACTTTGTTTGCTAAGAGTGCAATAGTCGAGAACGAGTTGCACCTTAAAGGCATCATGGATTCCATTATTGCTGAAGAGCTGGGGCACATAGCAGAGTTCAAAGCAATCCCCCTTGCGGAACTGGATACTCTGATTGACACGTTTAGTGAAACAGAATTCAACGAGTTTATAGACGAATATACCCGCAACCCTGAGTTACGCGCTGCCCTTAAACAAGGTATTGCTGACAACGATTTAGAGACTATGCGGCAAGTCATGGGTGAGAAGTTACTCAGTGTCTTGAAGAGGGTGACTCGTGGGTACACTACCCAAGAAGATATTGCATTTTACGAATCTAGCCCAAGCACTCTCCGCATAATGCTCCGGTACATTGCAGGGGTATTCCGTAGGATGTCCGCTAGGTATAACCTCAAAAAAGATAATCCAGAGTTGGCGGTTATGATTAACCGTATGGCCCATGAGCTTAGGTTCTTGGCCAATGGGGGTGCCGCTCGCGCCAGACACATGCCCTTTGACCCGCGTGATCCTAATGCTGGATTTGATGTTATAACCCGTCGGTTTGACGCGTCTCTCAATGATATCGATGAGAATACCACTCCTGAAGACATTATTGCGCGGTTCCAAGGTATGTTCGACACCTTAGAGCTGCCCGTGGGGGTCTTTTCTAAAGGGAAGTATAAAGGTTACGAAGGGCTAAAGGCTATGAAATATGGGGATTCAGACCCCAGAGTTTCGGAGTTAAAAAAGAAAGAGAAGGCCTTTCTCAATGCTTCTGAAAAACTTAGCAATGCTAAGATCGCTGCCTTCCAAAAAATACGAGAGAGGTATCCTCAAATAGACGAGGCTCTTATTTCAAAAGCAACGGGTAGTAGCGAAAATGTAATAGTAGACCCTGATTTCAGGCAAGAGCTTAGAGAGTCTTACTGGTCATGGAGGAAAGACTTAAAAGCAAAGGTAGAGGCAGGTGACGCAGAAGCTACTGAGTTCACTAGAGAAAATATCAAAGCTAAATACAGAGAGTTAGTGGTCGATCCTATGCGTAAAGAACGCGAGAGGCTACAAGAACAAGTACGCAAAGATATAAATGCCGCACAGGAAAACATCCGACAAATAGCTCCCGATCTAGCTGAATCTATACTAGAGCTACGCCTGTTACTCGACGCCTTTAGTCTGGTCATGAAAAAAACCTTCGGCCTTGAAGGGAAAGTAATGGCCAAAGTAGAAAGCCAAGTGGGCATTTATCTCACACGACAGTACAGGGTCTTTGAAGAGGAAGGGTTCAGAGATAGGATTATGTCCGATAAGACAACGGAAGCGTTCACTGAAGCCTACGAGTATATGCGTCGGCAGTGGATCAGGACCCAAGCTAAGAAGATCCGTGCGAAGGCGAGAAATGAAGGTGAGTCAATGACTGTAGAAGAGTCGTTGGAAAAATCAAAGCAAGAACTAGAGCAGGCTTCAGACACAGGTCGGGATCCGATCCACGCTATGATGTCCACCTATCTGAAGGCTATGGAGAAACGGACAAAAGGCGAAGCTTACCGGCTACCAAAAGGAGTAGGCAGGTCTTTGCTGAATAACCTGAGACGAAGGGAACAAGTCCCTCCCCCGTTACAGAAACTAATGGGCGTCTATGGCCCTGAAGAAGGAATAAATAATCTCGCACGCTCACTTACTGTTGTTGCAGAGATGACAGCTAAACAGGCCTACTTCAATAACCTAGCAGAGCTAGGGGCTCCGAAAAGTGACACCGATGAAGATGCATTCGTATTTACCCACGAACAGCTAACCAACCGCCCTGAACTAGATCCAGAGTCCTACGTCAATATGCGGACGGGGGAAGCATACGTTTATGGGGATAAAGTGCAGGCGACCACAGAGCTGGAGTCAACATACGACCAAACATATAATTACTATATCCATGAGGATATGTTTGATGATCTGAAACGTATGTACTCGCCAGATATTGCAGAGTCTAACTTGTCTACCTCTAAACAGAAACTAGCGTCGTTTGGTGAAGGCCTTAGGCTCTTAACTGGGGCCGCTCTTACTGCTAAAACGTTAGGGTCTGTAACGTTCTACATGAGAAACGTTTTAGGTAACTTGTTCTTCTTCGCGCCAGCCCAAGGTTTTGGCCCTGTGTCTATGGCTAGAATAGCTACGAGGTCCACAGTTATCGGTCGCGCAATAAAAGACCCCAAGGCTTTTGATGAATATTATGCAGAGCTGACGGGGTTGAATGTCATCGGGCAGGATCTTTATTCATCTTTGATTAGAGATCTGCTCAAGAAACCCAAGAATGTATCTTCTGTTCTCAAAGAAATTGAATCTTTAAATAAGATCGTTGAGAAATCGAAGGGGCTTTCAGACAAAGTAATAAAGCCTGTCATGGAAAGACTTCAGGCTCTTTCACAATCGGTTGATGCCTTCTACAAGATCGGGTACTACGAGCTGGAGAAAGAGAACCTGTTGAAAGCAAAGCAGTGGGACATAGATAACAACACAGATTCTATTGATGCGAACGCGCCAGCAGGATACCGGAGCCTCTCCGATTACGACCTTAAATATCTTGCAGCCCAAAAAGTTCGGCGTACATCACAGTCGTATGCAGATGCTTACCACCTAGTTGAGAAGATAGGTAAGAGTGAGTACGCTTCTGTTGTTACCCCGTTCTTGCGGTTCAAAACCGAAGTCTTCCGCATACTGGAAAACACTTACAAGTTAGCCAGACAAGAGATGAAGAGCACCAACCCTGTCGTAAGGTTAAGAGGCGTAAGGCGCATAAGTGGAGTGTCCACTGTTATCCTTGGAGTGAGCGCCGGTCTCCCAACATTACTCGCTCACTTGGCAGGGGTTGGTGAAGAAGAAGACGAACTTCTACGGGGGTCTTCACCAGAGTATAAGAGATTTAATACTTTCTGGTATAACCCTCAGAGCCTACTAGGCATAAAGAGTAAAGAGCTTAGGTCATGGGATATGACTTTTGTTAATCCTTTCGCTATCGGAGTTGACCCTCTGCTCCGTTTCTCTGAGCATGCATTTAGAGGTAATTCCGAAAGAGGATTTGAAGAAGCATTCGGGAGCTTGATGCAGACATTCATGGATGAAAATATATTCCTTAGTTCTGTAGTAGATGTGTCTAGGAATGTGAGGTCTGACACAGGAGGCCCAATAGCGGAGAAAGGAGAGGGAGCTTTGGGCTTTGCTAAGAAGTTAGGTTACGTCTTTTCAGAGGCTTACGCCCCTAGGACACCTACTAAATTAGCACAAGCTGCTTATCAGGCTCTGTATGCAGGAGCATCTCCTGACCCTGCTAAATCAGCAAAGGCCCTTCTGATAGGAGAGATAACCCCCGTGAAGCCATACAAGTATGATCCTGAGACCCACTATCTCCGGTACCTGCAAAGAGCGCGGGACGAACGAAACCGTGCTTCTTCCCTACGCAATATACTCAAATCGAAAGGGCAGTTGTCCGAAGGGCAGATTCGCAGGTCTATCCGCAAGTGGATCAAGGTAAGGCGCGAAGTAGATCAGCGCATCTACAGTTCTTACATAGGGGCACAAGGGTTGGGCCTAACGCCTCAACAAGCGAGAAGAGTTATGAGTGAGAAGGCCTTAGGCATGGGCAAGAGACGCCAGTCTTATATTGTCAGGGGGCGCAGAGAAAGAGATGTGTTACCAACACCATTTATAGAACAAGTAATAGGTCTTACCCCTGATGGCGTGGTTGGCAAGCAAAGACTTAGGATCGCTCTTGATGAGATCCGCAAGTCTGGCCCAAGGATTCAAGTACTCGAAACGATAGATTAGTCATCATATCGAAAAGAGCGGGTTCCTCAAAAACCTTATCCTCAAACTTACGAGCGACTCTGGAAGCCTGTTCCGGTTTCAAACCGAAACAGGCCCCAGCTTCCCGCCATGTCATCCCTAGTTCGCGTTTAGCGATAAGGAGCCCCAGCTTACACCATTTTGTCTGAGGACCATAATTGCATATCCAGTCCCAATCCTTACGGCTGTACCGTATCAGGACTTTACGCAACGCCTCAGTTTTGTCGGCAACGGTCATGTGAGTCTGGGTCAGTCTCTTGATCTATCTGGCTGCTCGCATCGTGTACCGATTGAAGCAGACCTACCATTGCTAACATCAGGGGTTCCCCATCTTCCATCTCGATTTGATCCCGCACCACACCCCCGATCAGGGGGTGGGCACGGCATTCAACGAGTTCGCTTTCGACAAACATACCATCGACAAGCATGGGTAGACCCATCGGCTCTACTATCTGCACGTAGTGTCTCATCACTTAATATCAATGATGGATAGCACAGCATCTTTTGTTTTCTGGACTACTGACTCGTCATCCAAAAAACGTTTATCTATCGACGCTACGATAGAATCTACATACCTGTTCAGGACTCTGGGGATGTGAGGTCGCACAAACCTGAAGCTACCTGTTGGGGTAAACGTAATGATTGACCATCCAGAGGCGTTGTCTTCACGACGGCTCTTGATCTCAACTACGGAGTCTCCTATTTGAATTTCGGTAGTTGTTTTCATATTACGCCAGTAGTTGTTTTTGAGGATCATCCTCAGCTTTTTCAGCCTCTTCTTGGGGCAAGGTCATTATGACTTCCCTGACTGTATCATTCAAGACCGCTAGCTTACCAATGTTCTCAGGGCAAACTGGCACCCCATAGGGCGCAGAGATTGGCAAGCCGATCCTGATGAACAGATTTGACAAGGACTCAAATGCTTCAATGATGCTCTCGTCTCCTTTCGTTGTGACTCTACCTGCCAAGTACCAGTCATCGTGAAAAAGGTATCGCTGCTTCTTATCGTCTTCCACAACCAAGCGATATACTTGGTCGGGGATACGGCTCACATTCAGCCCGTGTTGTGCCCCCGTCATTTTATTGTAAGCCTCATTTAGTAGGCCATCCAATTTGGAAACCTGATCCCTCAAAGGCGTAAACAATTTCTCAGCCGCATCGAAATCCGATGCCGCTACCTTGTCGCGGATACCCTCCAGTTTAGTTTCGAGGTTAGTCAAGTTGTCAAACGAGACCGATGTAAGGCTGGACGCAATCTTGTTGTTAGCATCTGATACACGCTTGGCGGTATCTGTGATTGCCCAAGCCCAAGCCCAATCCCACCACTCAAGATCAGACATAAGAAGAGATTGCTCCTCTTCTGTTGCATTCACATGTCTCCCGTCAGACGGGGCTATGCCAGACAACAGGACATCCCTGATCATCTTGTATCTGTTTCTGAGCTTACGGGTATGTGGCTTCAGGATAGGTGGTTGCCCATTGTTGACTGTAATATGCACCCTGCTTTCTGCCATCTTGGAACGCCACTGAGTGCGATACATACTTGACCAGTATGCATTCCGTATTGTGCGGTGGTTTTCAAACAAGCTGTGAGTGAGGATTACATCCTTTTCAATAACCGCGCCCATGATCCAGTATGGTTCTAGCGCAGAATACGCGGTCTCCGACGCCAGTTTTTGAACAAGGATAGGGAACTCGTTTGGGTCTTCGACACCCTCAACAAATGTCCCCGCCTCTTGCTTCACGAATATTACACCATCAATACTGCGAAATGCACAACAGGCATATCTACCGTATGGATTGTCCGTTAGTTTTTCGAAGAATGTTTGTATCTTCATTTTGTTTTCCTTTCTTTTTTATACTGCTTGGTCAATCAGTTCATTCATGTTGACTACCTGACCAAATGGGAAGCCATCATCTTCCAGACCGTATGTTACCCACAAGGTCGGGATACTTGGTTCTTCTTCAGGAAAGTAGCCATACCCATCAGTGAAGTAGATAATGACTCGTGCTTCCTCAAGATTGTTTTCGATGAAGTCAAACGCAGGTCGGAAGTCTGTGCCTCCTCTGCCCTTGGCTTCAGCGGGGATATCATCGTTGGGCCCGAACTCTTCAACGTGCTGCACCTCTGCATCCACATCCATCACAATGATGCGGCGGGGACGGAGCTTGCTAGAAGCCCCTTGCACAATGCTCACGACAGAGTTAAGGATATCACTTTTGATACTACCACTGGTGTCCTTGACGAATACCAATGTCCCATGTTGCTCATCCTCCATACCTGTGATGCAGATATCATGATAAGCTAGGTAACGCTTGTCTGCGCGGATTGATTCATCCGACAAACAGAACTCAGTGGTGTATTTATCCAACCAAGCCTCCAGATCAAGGGGCGGCTCCAGCAATTCCTCAAGCTTCTGGATGAACTTGCCCCCACCCTTACCACGTAACTTCGCAGTCTGAATGGTGCTGGACAAGATCTCCTTCCACTTATCGGAAATCTCTTTCGCCTTGGCAGGAGTCTTAGCTGGCTCAAACTCACCAGAAGAATAAGGTTGGCGTTGTGGTTGCCCGTTGCCGGAACCTTTGCCTTCCTTGTTACCTTCCCTGCCATCTCTGCCTCCTTCCTTGTCGCCTTCCTTGTCACCTTCAGGCCCGTCCTGATCACCTTCAGGCCCGTCCTGATCACCTTCTGGATCAGTGGGTGGAGGTGGAGGTGGAGGCGGCGGGAGTGGGTTATCCTCGTAGAGCTTCCTGATAATAACCTCTGCTGCCAGAGTGCCATACTTCTCGACATCAACATAAGCATCAGGAGGCAACACAATAGGGAAGGCAGCATCCTCATTGTATATTGTCACGAAGTTATTGATCTCGTAGTCTGCACCAATGTTGGTGAGATGAGGGTCTGTTGCAAACTGGTTCGCCAATCGTGTGAGGTGATCCAGTAGAGGGTGCAATACCTCATGAACAATTAACCCAACTGTCTGTTGGATATTCAGCGTATCCACATACTGTGCACCATATCTAACTTGGTCACCGTTTGTGCATGCCGTGAGGAGCGGATCATTCTCAACAATAATATCCTCTAGCGCAGCCAGTGCTGGCATGAGGATGTCGTGATGATTCGCTATAACGTTCTTCGCTTTCGCGATCTTGTCTTTTGCGGTCATGTTTCTTTTCTTGTCTGTGTATTTCAGTCAAACGTTTGACTGTCTCTCTGTGGTCGCAGAGCAATTCGTCTGCTTCCTTGGACAGCTTAACGTAACTGCCACCTGCCCCGACTATGTGGTTACTACCCATATCACGTAGCCAGAAGTAGAATCCGGTTACAAGTGGATCGGTAGCTGGCCACATAATCGTGGGGCAAGATTCGTGGTTCAGGATACAGTGAATCAGATTAGCTGATCTTTCCTGAGAGTTCGTCGGCATGCTTGACTCTCCACCCTACGAGGGCTTGAGTCTTAAGCAAGTCTTTCTTGATGCGACTGAGGGAATTGCCAACGAAGGACTCCATCATGTCGAGGTTACTAGGGTTGTTCATGTTGGGGTCTGTCAGGCGGTGCGCCAAGACCAGAACATTCGCAATGTTGTTTGCGTCTGCTAGGGCAATAGACCTGCATGCAATAAGCCACTTGATGTCTGGCTCATTCGGGATGCTGCAACGATCAGCATCCTCGATCATCTTACTTACATCCCCTACCCTGCTAGTGAGCTTGAGGAACGATGTATACATTTCCCCATATTTAGGGCCGACACAAGACGTAGCATGGGCACGGAACAGAGGATCTGCCACGGCTTCTGCAATGTCATCGTAACTGTCAGTCAGTTCATCTAGTCGAGAGAACGACCTGAAGGTAGGCAGGTTAGACTCACCGTCCCACTCCTTGATCTTGAAATCATAAGGAGCAGAAGGGTTGGAGTTCAGGAACGCCAAGAGATAAGGAGTCTTACCATGATCCATGAGGTATCTCTGATATGAATCGAAGTCAGGACGAATGCGGTAGAACGCTACCCTGTCAGCCAATGCCGCCAGCCAACGCTCAACCCCTGTCTTGTGGGCGAGCATGTTGGACGACCCCATGATGAAGGTATCTTCAGGGAAGAAGAACTTACCCACCCGCTTCTCCAGAAGCATCTGCATGAGAACCTTCTGGGTCTGGGGACTGACCAAACCAATCTCCTCCAGATGAAGGACATTCAGTATGCCCTTCACGAAGTCGAGGTCTTCGTCAGGATAGAATTCCATCCGGCCTATCTCACCCTCTTCCTTGGGGTGTTTGGGAATCCCGAACCCACGAATGTCGTTAAACGTTTTATAGGCTCCACGATAGTCGATGTAATGAGCCGCCTTTGTAGCAGCCCATAACGCGGCTTGCATTGATTTACCCAATCCGTAGAGGGACAGAAAGACAGGAGGCTTTTTATTTCCTGCCTTGTGGTTACGGTCTAATACGGATGGGATGTCGTCTGATGTGATTTCAACGTGTATCATTTTGTTTTGCTTCTACTTTTTTGTTCCGCGTGATCAACGGATGCGCGGCCCCCGACTGTCTGTTACATGAGAGAGTTAGCAATCTCCTTGGCTTGCTGACTGATGTCAGTAGCCACAATCTTGGATGACTTGATGCTGTCGGCATCTACGCCTTGCAGCATATGTCGTGCCTGATCAATGGCCCCTTGCAGTTCCATGTCACTATCAATCATCATTGATGGGAGGATGTCGCAAAGCTCCAGAACATGGCCCAAGTTAGACTTGGCAAACCGTGTGCCTTCATCACCTGCTACGGCGCACCGCTTGGAGAGATGAGTGAGCTTGTCGTAGAACCTGTCACGAAGATCCTGAGAAATCTCAGCGCGTCGGCGCTGGTCCTCCTCTTCCCATGTCTCTCGCAAGTCAAGCGGGAGATCCTCTGCTCCACCCAACGGACCAAAGGTAATGTTAAGGTTGAAGTTCCGGCGAACCCCATCGTGGTCGTCCACTGCTGGATAGAGGTGGGCAAACTTGGCGAAGTCACCATTGAGCCTCTGTTCAGAATTGCTTCTGATCTCAGGCCACTTGGCAACAAACTCATCTACCAACTCCTGCCACTCCATCCTACGTTTGGTAACGTAGTTCTGGAGCTTGGGGATCATAAGCGGGGCGACCCGACGATTACCACCGTCGTCCCAAGGTGAAGAGTAATGCTTGATACCCTCCCTTGTTTTAGCCACATGGCTGGTGATCGGCTTGAGATAATCCTTGCGGATGAGCTTGGTGGTCATCTCGTTGGCATCAATATCGGTCCCATGCTTCTCAGCATATTCCCTTTCCCCTTTCTTGTTCTTCCTTCTTTTGTCGAAGGACGAAGCGGAGATGTTAATTGTTGCTCCGATGCTGAGGCCACTAGGCTCTTGCTTTTGTTCCCTCTGCTGCTCCGCCGTCTTGCGGACGACCTGTCTGTGTGGTGTTGTTGTTTGCACTTTGTCTGTGTCTTTCTACTTTTGCAGTTAAACGTTTAACTGCGGTTTGTGTGTGATGAACAGTTGAGATACCTTTCCCAACTGTCCATATATTATACCAAATAAAGTATATATTGTCAATACTTTTCTACTGATCATAAGATAAATTAAAAGCATCTATAAGATCATTACGCGCCTCTACTATCTCGATAATAGAGTTACCTTCCGGCATGAATTCCAAAGCCGTTTGTGCTACTTCGCGCAAACCTTCTATGGCTTCATCTATTTTCTGTTTCTCTTCCGGTGCCAGACCTGTCTCACCTGTCATCTCGCAGAGTGTGTCGTCTCCGATTCCGTGAATGAGTTCCTTTAGCTGTTCTAGGTTCATGGTAGTTATCTCTTAATAGTCATGCCATCAATGTAGGGCATCCTTGCCCCACGAGGTTTCTGGGGTCTGCTCTGATGGGCATGGCTCTTGGGTTCAACCCACCAGCTCCCATACTTCTGATACACATGGAAGCCAAGATCATATTGTTGGGATACTTGGTTCATGCGTAGTTTGGTTGTAGGCGTGTGCCACGATTCCCCATCAGGGTCTGTGGCGTTCAGCTTTATCTCATGGTCGGTGAACTCCACAATAATAGTATTGTGGTATTGCACACCAGTCCGCTTCCCGTTCTCGTCTGATAGATCGAGGACGGCTGTCGCTACTTTCCCCTTAAAGGGATTCATCTTTGTTCTCATATTCAGATACAATTCTCTCTAAACAGGATGCATGGTTCACTAACCACAGACCAGTAGCCCCCTGCTCGCATTCTCGTGCTCGTTTAGCTAAACGTTTTATCTCATCGGTTAGCTTCTTAGTAGCCTCCCGTTCCCTGCGTAGTTCTTCCTGCGCTATGACGAGGGGTAGCTTCTGCTTGGCCATACGCCGTATCGACGGCATCCATTGTCTTACGTCTATTGGGTCACTCATATGTTTATGCGGGCATATGCTTCAGCTTTGCGGGTCGGTTCGGGTGCATACCGAAGTACCCCCGTACTGCTTCTTGCGTCTCAACTTCTACGTTAAGGGCATCCATTAACTCCTTTAGCATTCGGTCATGGTTGTAGTATTCAAATGCATAGTTGAGTAGCAGGTGTCGGCCACCATCGTCGGTGAACTCCTCCTTCATCTTATCGTATATCTCAAAGATGTTGAGGTTCCAGTCCCAGCTTTCTACTTCTTCTTTTATCTCTCTTATCTTCATAGTTAGTGTGGTTTGTGTATGATATATGATTGGTGTCTTTCCCCTTCGTAGTTAAACGTAACGAGATCCCGTCCGTAAAAGTCTTCCTCTATGTTAAGGAACTCGACATTATCCAGACGGATCTCCTCTCCATCTAACGTGACGTAGGGTATGTGTGGTTGGCTACTCATGGTTAAACGTTTGAGCGTAATGATTTACCCTTATAGTTCCGCAAGCATACGTATTTCTTAGGGAGGTCTTCCCACCTGTCTGCCATGCGTCGGATCGCCTCTTCAGGCACATCGTGCTTTGTCCTCTTTGCATATTCAGGTATGTCATAGTAATTCCACGCGAGCGGGATGATCTGCACATCCCACCCTGCTTCTTCAGCGGCTGTAATGTAGGGTTCATACTCCCAGTGCTGGACGTTTGTATTGTCAATGATGGCGATCTGTACCCAGTGCTCACCCTCCAGAGTCTGGTGCGGTCGTGGGTGCAGGTTGAAGAACTCAATAGCCCGCCTCAAGTTTTCTTCGTGATGCTGTTTTAGCAGCGACGGATCGAACTCGTAGACTCCTTCCTCATTGATGAACAGGTCATCAGTAGAGAAGGTTCGGACAAAGAACCTGTCGAGACAGTATTCAGGGTTATTGGCTGCGCTTAATAGTCTAGCGAGCGTGGACTTACCTGTGCCCGGTAAACCGCGCAGGATGTAGCATGTATTATTCATGATTCATTAAGTGGTTGGCTACTCATCGTCCTCTCCATCAGGGTGAAGTGGCATTTCGGCAGAACCGAAGGCTTCTATACCACACAAGCCTTCGATCTTATTAAACTCTTTATACAGAGCATACACATCAAACTCCTCAATAGGATGGCACCTGCCTTCCTGCACAAGAAACTGAGAGAGCCAGTTACTTTGGATCGTAACTTCACACCTTACTCTATTATAGGTTGAGAAACTTGGTTTTATCCAAGGCCCCCACTCCCAGAACTTGAGCCAGTCAATCATACGGTAGCCAATGCTTAACCGAAAGATATCCCGTATCCATCTCAGTCGCACCTTCCACATAGGTCCATGTGGTTTCGGTGCCCCGAACGTGCAAGAGAAGTCTCTCTTATAGAGAGGGCCTTCATCTGTTTTGATAACGTCAGCAGTAGGAAAGTCCTTTGTTGCATCAGTTGGCTTTGCATCCTCGACTGCTTGGGTGATGTCATCCATCAGTTGTTCAGATGCCCTATTGTCAGGCAGGTATCTGTCAAAGAACAGAGTTACCTCTAGTGTTTCTATTTCTTGTTTCATATTTATTGCAGGTTAGCTTTCCATATACCTAGTGACACTTGCCAAAACATCTGATCTCATGCGGTTGAGCACTGGATACGGAACTTGATCAAGACTACCGAAGTCTTTGCCCTTCTTTCTGAGGTCAGCATGACTAGGATCATGGACACACGGACGATGGTAAACGTGGGATTGCCCCAGTATATCGGCAAAACGATACAGGGCGCGGGTCTTGGTATCTACATAGTAGGTCTTCTCCCCAAGACTAAAGATACCTAGGTCTGGTTGGTCGCCGTGCTCGACTTCCCCTAGCCTTATGAGTTCAGTCTTGAAATCAAACTCTGACATACAGGCTTCAGGGTTCCTTTCCCAATTTACGCATCTCTCTACATACTCCACCCACATGGTTTCGAGTGCGTAGTCCTGTTGAGAGAACTCATGCGAATGACTGAATGGGCTATCAGAACAATCACTATACTCAGAGCTACGGTGACAGGTTTCCCACACAGTAATTTCTATTACGTGTTTGGGTAATCCCTTTCGGAGCACAACGGAGTCTACAAGGTCATTCATCATGCGGGCCATGCGAGCTACCATGCTTTGCTTCTTCCGCTTGTTACGGCGGAACCAACGCTTAGGACCAAGGTCCAGTTTTCTTTTGTTTTGTTTCATGAGATTGTTTCGTTAAACGTTTAACTCTCTTCGTCCTCCTGTGTGCTACCCTTTGGTATGTGTCTTTTTCTTCCATAACTTGTTTGGTTAAATGTGTAACCGTCTTGGTCTATGTCGGCATAACAGGTCAACTGACCCCCCATCTTGCAGTTCAAAGGTGCGTGGTCGCAGGTCTAGGAATCTCCATAGGTCATCGGCCCTATCTTCCAGCACTACGAGGGACCGATACTGAGGTCTACCTCCCCCGCCTTCAGGAGATAGATACACCAGTATAGCGCAGTCATATCTTTTGCCATTATGCTCTACGATTACCTTGTGCATACCTAAAGTAAGATCAAGCTCACCATCTGCATGATGGTATATGTCGGTGCCACATATATCTTGAATCTCGTTATGAAGGTAAGTGGCCACAAAGTCCAGCACACCACATCTCCTTATACTCCTTTCCCTCCACTCCCAGTCTTCCCAAACACGAGAGGTTATTTTAGATAACTTCCACCTTCGCTTTCTCTTCTCCAGATCCTCCATCTCATCTATGACTGAAGGATGATCTTTAGGCAAAAGGATCTTCAACTCAGGCGGCATGATCCTTGTGGGATTACGATCCTCGCGTGGTGCGTGATCTGATTTGAAGTCCCATATGCAGGGATTATCGGGGAGCAACAACGGTCTTGTGTCTGTTGTAGTTTTACTCATGACTTGTCTCTGTTAAACGTTTAACTGGTTCTGTTCACTCTTGATCAACTTAAATAAGAGACGCCAAGCATCCCCACTATAGATGTGGTGGTTGTTCGCCTCTTCCCACTTCCACTGCTTGACCATACTCTTCAACCTTCTCAAAGGGTATTGGTGCGAGGGAGGCGGCGGGGCATCGTAGGCATCTAGGAGCAACCCATAAGGGTATAAGACCTCAAGGATCTTGTTCCGAATTGGACTAGGGTCGATCAATAGGAACCGATAGTTATTAACTATCTTCCGCAGGATCGTCTTGGTCATCTTCCTGTTTGCGGGATACAGGATCTCCGCCGTCTTCTCATGGAAGAAGTCAAGGGGGATGCGCTCGCCAAGCATAATGTCTGCCAGACTCTCGACCATCGCTTCCTTAATCTCCTCTATCTTTTGTTTCATGTTGTTCTCACTCATGACTTGTTCTGTTAAACGTTTAAGCGAAATACCAGTGGGTTGCCCCACCCTGTTCCCCCAATGTAGCTGACACCAAGAGCATCGCTACTTTGTGGAGGATATACCTTTCCTCATCGCTCGACCTCGATATGTGCGAGGCACCATCAGGAATACCACCACGCAGCACCACATGACACCTCTCTATGAAGTCGTCGATGTCCTGTTCCTTTGCGTTGGCATCATCTATGATCGCCCGCGATTGCGAGATTCGTGCGTCTTCAAAGTTGGAGTCCAACCCCAATGCCTCCAACACGAAACGTGTGTTGGAGTTACTGAGGTTCACCTCATAGGGAACCTCCACAAAGGTCCACGCCTTCTCCGATTCCTGCTTGGCAGGATAGAATGTTGCGCTCATGACTTCTTCCTTTCGAATGCTTGTTCAAGGGCTGCACGGAACGGGGCCAAGGGTGCAGGTTGCACTGGCTCAGGCTTCTTGCTGATGAGGTCAACAGCATTAGCCTTGCGTTCCTCGATGGACAGATTGGACTGATCGTCCTTGTCCCACTTCTTGTTGATTAGTTCTTCGAGGCTCATGACTCAGGGTTCAGGGTCAGGGGTTCATGGATCGTGAGATCCACCATGTCTTCTGCGGTGATGGCCAAGGTCTGGGTAGACTGGCGCACCTCGCAGTGATCTGCCTCCGCTGGCGGGAGGTCTATCGCTTGCAATAGCAACTTCATTTTCATTTCTCTGTGTGGTGTATATCTAATACACTCCCCTCTGCACCCACCCAACAGGGGAGATGCAGTGGGGAACGTGTTAAACGTTTAACTAGTTCTAACCCCCCGATAATGCGACTCCCAGAAATCATGTTTGTAAATAGACATGATAAGGGCAAAGGGGATTTCCTCAGCTTCTGCTATTTTAGACAGCAGGTTTCTGATATCATCGAGACTCTCAATGTAACTCAGTGTGTGGCAATGCTGCTTCAGCACCTCCACACAACGCAGAATATTGGGGATCTGATCCTCCAACTCTACCATTCTCTTGGCGCGGTTAGCATCGCGCTGCTCTTGTGACATTATCATGTTTTTGTTTCTGTTGTTTTACTAGAGATTGGTCTTCTGCTGCATCGGGCTTGTCTGTGTGTATCTGTTTCATTTTCTGTTGTGTGTTAAACGTTTAACGGTTGAGCCAAGGGTTAGGTGTGGTGTGGTGCTTCATCACAGGGCGCGGCTTCTCCTCCTTCGCGGCCTCCGCCTTGCGCTTCTCCTCTGCCATGCGCTTCTGGATATCTGTGAGGGCCTTGGTCTTCTTGGAAGCCTGCTTCCTGAATCCTGTCCGGCCATCCAGCTTAGGCGGCGCGACGCGGGCCTCCTCTGGCTCCTCCGGTTGCTTGGGGGCGGGTCGCACGGCTGCAAGCTTGCCATCTGCAAGCTCATAAATATCTGGATGCTTTTCGCAGTGTTCCATAAAACGTTTGAAACCACCGCGCTTCGCCATCAGCGCGCTCCCGTGAGCAATCAGCTTGCGCCGCCTACGACACGCGGCGCGCCACACTCTCATGGCGTGTTCGTATATTTCGAGGGGGTCTGACACTTCCTCTTTCTCAACAGGAGTGTTAGCCCAGACCTCATTGGGATGGAGCCGGATGGAGTCAATATCCTTGTGGTGCTTGGCGTAGTATGCCCTAGCAGCAGCAGGCCTACTCAGCATACTGGCCCAGCGTTGCCACTTTTGCTGGGCGGTGAGCTTGCCGCGCCTCCCACCCTGCTTGGGGCGTTTGGGGAGGTGGGGGCTCACTCCCACGAGATGCGCTTGCTCAACGTGTCTCGCAGGGGATGGCAAGCTGTCAAACGTTTTACCGGAATCCAACGCTTGTTGGACTGGCTCGTTGGCCAGTGCTTTTGTTTTTGTTTTTGGTTCTTCTCTCACTGTATATACATTATACCAAATAAAGGGGGTTTTGTCAATAGTTTTCTTTTATGTAACAAATTTAGTTTCAACGAGTTATGGTCTATAAACGAGGTGTGGACGAGGTGTGGACGAGGTGTGGACGAGGGTTTAATTATGTCTTTGAATAATACAGGGATCATGGATCGGGGTTCAGGATTCAGGGATCGGGGAATCTGGTAAAACGTTTGACGAGAATCTGGTAAAACGTTTGACGAGAATCTGGTAAAACGTTTGACACGCGGACTGACACGCGGACTGACACGCGGACTGACACGCGGACTGACACGCGGACTAAAACAATAATGCCCGCGCCCCCATGCAGGGACGAGGGCACAAAAAAGTCCCCCTAACCCTTTTCAGGGTTAGGGGGACAGGGTTAGGGTTAGGCTTTGTCTTCTAGCTTCTTGATGTGTCGCTGGCAAAGCGACACAATCGATTTG